GATCCCAACAAGTTATCAAACCAGTAGCACGACTAATGGCACATCAATATTTACCCCGACAAGTGCGCCACTGACCACATCTTCTCAAGGTGCAACTTCGGGCGATGTTGAGTTGCTCTGCTCCTACACCAATGGCGGCATCATTGACAACGCGATGATGAACGACCTTGAAACGGTGGCAAACGCGCAGATCAGTACCACGCAGTCAAAGTTTGGTGGGGCTTCGATGTACTTTGATGGGGACGGCGATTCATTAACCGCTCCAAACAATCAATCAGTAGCTTTTGGGACGGGTAACTTTACCGTTGAGTTTTGGGCGTATTGCTTAGATACTTCAAGTAATTCAAGAAACATTTTTGATACAAGATCAAGCAACACAAGCGGCAACGGTATGTTCTTTGCAAATAGCGGAACATCTAGTTTTGCTTTTGGTTACGGACTGTCCCCTTACACACTACTTACCGTAGGCGGAAGGGTTAATAATCAGTGGCAACATATAGCGGTAGTTCGCTCTGGATCAACGATTACTATTTATGTAAATGGTGTTTCTCAAGGAACACTTTCAAACTCAACAAACTGGTCTGATTCAAACCTGCGAATAAGCGGTTTTGTTGATACTCAAAGTTCTATTTATGCTTACTATGGTTATCTTGACGATTTCCGCATCACTAAAGGCATTGCCCGATACACCGCAAACTTCACGCCACAAACATCTCAATGGCAGGATCAATGATGACCGTCTTTCCGATCTGTCAGCAGGGCAAGATGTGTGCTGGACCTGATCCGTTGCACACCCACGGCCTAAAAACCCTCAACGAGAAGGTGCTTAGGCTGGATCAGGCAGGCTTCCAGTTATTCCCCCGCACGGGAAACTCCACGGGACGCAAAAGCGTTTCGTCACAATGACTCATCAGCCGTGGTAGAAAAGTATAACGCAACAAGGAATCAATGATGCTTTACTCCAAAAACGGATCAATACCCAAGCCGCAAACGGATAACACTGATGGTTGGATTGAAGTGCCTGAGCCACCCACGGCAGCAGACGGTCAGGAAGTTGTTTGGTGGTTCCCACCGGGATGGGTTGTTCGCCCTGTGAAGCCTGCGGATGAGGCTGGCTTTGTGTGGAACTGGTCTCAGTCCAGTGAGGCGTGGGTCAAGTCTGAAGCACCCATCATCGACCCCACTGCTGAACCCCTGCAAACCATTACGCTTGATGTTGGTACAGCAGGCGTCTCCTTAAGTGGCTTTACTGCTTCAGGTGTCTAATCATGAGCGACGACTTGGATAAGCGCTTGTCGGTCCATGAAGCGAAGCGTCAAGCGTTAATGCAGCACTTGACGTACGACCCTTTGACCGGCGAGTTTCAGAGAATTAAGGCGTCTGGCACTAAAAAGCCAGGGTCCAGGGTCGGCGTGATTAATGGGCGTTACATCCAGATTGGTTTTGGCGGTTATCGAGATCGCGCTCATCGACTTGCATGGCTTTTCGTCCATGGCTACATGCCCAAAGAGATCGATCATATAAATGGCAACGGGCTTGACAACAGGTTATCAAACCTGCGAGAAGTTACCCACCAGCAAAATATTCACAATCATATAAGGCCGCCAAGGCACAATTCCACGGGTTTTATGGGCGTGTCATTCTTTAAGGGCACCAATCGGTTCAGTTCGTACATTCAGGTTGATGGCAAGAAAAAGCACCTTGGTTATTTCGACACCCCTCACGAAGCGCATCAGGTGTACTTGCAGGCAAAAAGAAGGTATCACTTAACATGCACGATATAAAGGTTATCCCGGAAGTGGAAGCGCGTTTGACAAGCCACGAGCAAGTTTGCGCACAACGATACGAAAATATCGAAAAGCGTTTTGCCGACGGCTCAAAACGGATGCAGCGCATTGAGCACTTGCTTTACATCACGATCGCCGCTGTCTTGCTTGGGCCAGGCGTTGCGGCCATGTTCGTTAAGAAGCTGCTGGGGATATGATGGATGACAAAACCCATGAGCTAGCAGTCCTGAAGGCGCAAGCCAAGATCAGGCTTGAGGAGCTAAAAGCCCAAGACTCTGCCAAAGAAGTAGCTGGTAAAGCGATTGGCGAAGATGGACTGCTTTACATTTTCTTGATTGTGCTCGTGGGCGTTGGTGCGTCCTTATTCCTAGAAGGCGAAAAAATTGCTGCTGTTATGGGTCTTTTGGGCGCTTCACTTACTGCACTTATTCAAATGCTGAATGGCATTGCAGGCACTGCGCCCAAGCAGGAAAAGCCTGAATTTGAAGTCATCAAGGATCTCATCACTCGGTTGGACAAGCTTGACCGTGCCGAGCCACCCATGCAAGTGGATGTTGAAGGCTCCAAAGTCACAGTCAAGAAGGGTGCCGACATCGTAACGGCGAAGGGGTAATCATGCTTTCACTCCTCTCAACACTTGGCGGCCTGCTGATCTCTGGCCTGCCCAAACTGCTTGATTACTTTCAAAACAAGGCTGATCAGGCTCATGAGCTTGAGCTTGCCAGGATGCAGTCAGAGCGTGAGCTTGCACTGGCCAAAGAGGGCTACATTGCCCAGCAGCGCGTGGAAGAGATTCGCACTGATCAGATTGCCATGCAGACAGATGCTCAGATGACTGTGGCGGCGTTGGACCATGACAAGCAGATCATCGAGAAATCCAGCAAGTGGGTAGTGAATTACATTGGCACGGTGCGGCCTAACGTCACTTACTTGCTCATCTTAGAACTGATCGCAATCAACGGTGTGCTTGCTTATTATGTCTGGCAGCACCCGCATCTTGTGCAAAACATTGATGACCTGGTTCGAGTCAGTACGATCATCTTTTCTGATGATGAAATGGCGATGCTTGGCGGCATCATTGGCTTTTGGTTTGGATCGCGTAGCTGGCAGAAAAAATGAAAACAGGGCAGGCTGGCATTGACTTGATGCACCGCTTTGAGGGTAAGAGTCTTAAGCCTTACTTATGCCCTGCTCACATTTGGACCATCGGTTATGGCCATGTTTTGTATCAAGATCAGATCAAACTACCCGTATTAAGGAAAGATGGCTATACCGGCATCCTTCGCAAGGACTACCCGCTCGCAGCCCAGGATAATCGCACTTGGTCGCAGGAGGAGATTGATCGCCTTTTTGAGGATGATCTCGTCCGTTTTGAGCGCGGTGTACTGCGAATGTCTCCTAATCTTGCTGGCCGTCAGTCAAGCTTCGACGCTGTGGTCAGTTTTGCGTTCAACGCTGGAGTCGGGAATTACCAGCGGTCTACGATAAGAATGAAAAACAACCGTGCCGACTTTAGCGGTGCTGCCGAGGCTTTCATGGCATGGACCATGGGTGGTGGCAAGGTATTGCCAGGCCTGGTTCGTCGCCGTAACGCTGAAAAATCGCTTTACCTGAGAGGTGATTGATGACATCAGCAACCAAGTCAGATCCGGCCAAATGGAAGCGCATCGTTGCATCCGTGAAAGCTTCCGGCAAAGGGGGTAACCCAGGCCAGTGGAGCGCCCGAAAAGCGCAGTTAGCCACCCAGAAATACAAGCAGTCAGGCGGGGGTTACAAAGGGCCTAAAAAAGCGGATAATTCGCTCTCAAAGTGGACCAAAGAGGACTGGGGTACGCGCAGTGGCAAACCCAGCACTCAAGGACCCAAGGCAACCGGCGAGCGTTACTTGCCCAAGGCAGCACGAGAGAAGCTCACACCTTCTGAATACGCGGCAACAACTCGAGCCAAGCGTGAAGGCATGAGGCAAGGCAAGCAATTCGTGCCCCAGCCCGAATCGATCAAGAAGAAGGTGTGGTGATGCCAGCATATGCAATGACCTATGACAACCTGGTACTGGACGTACAGCAGTACCTGGAGCGCACCGACGCAGCCACAGTCGATCGTATTCCCACCTTCATTGGTTTGGCCGAGCAAGTCATCGCCAGCCAGATCAAATTCCTTGGCAACCTGACCGTCCAAACCGCGCAGATGAACGTGGCCAACCCGGTCATTGACAAGCCTGCTCGGTGGCACAAAACAGTCTCCATGAACATCACGGTAGCAGGCAAGCGCTATCCGGTCCTGCTGCGAAAGTACGAGTACCTTCGTGAATACTGGCCTGATCCCACGCAGACTGACATTCCCAAGTTTTATTGTGATTACGATTACACGCACTGGTTTGTGGCTCCAACGCCGACTCTTGCGTATAACTTTGAGGTGCTTTACTACGAGAGGGTGCAACCCTTAAGCACTGAAAACCAAACCAACTGGTTCACGGTCTATGCACCTCAAGCCCTGCTTTACGGGACCCTGCTGCAGGCCATGCCATTCCTTAAAAACGATGAGCGCACTCCCGTGTGGCAAGCGCAGTATGACGCCATCATGCAAACCCTAATGGCCGAGGATAAGCTGCGGATCGCTGATCGCCAGGCCATCGCTGCGGACAGTTAATCATGAGCTATGTAAGCCCCTTTACTGGCGACGTTGTTCAGCCAACTGATGTTTCGTACATTGAGATTACGCTTAGTGCTGACTTGCAGTTGGTGTGGCCCATCAACGGTAACCTCAGCACGGAAACGCCAGCCGCACGCATCATGGATGTGGATGCTACGGCAGGAAGTCTCGAGCTTCGCATGCCACCTGCCAGCCAGGTCTCAGTAGGCCAAGATGCGCTCATCCGAAACATTGGCAGCAACGCATTCACCGTTACAACTTATGACGGTGACAGCACGATCATTTCAATTGATCCGGGCGTTGCCAAGTACATTTACCTGACTGATAACGGCGATGAGTTTGGCACTTGGGCCAACGTCGAATTTGGCGCAGGGACCTCTTCAGCAGATGCTGCAACCCTTGCAGGCGCAGGTCTCTTAGCCGTCGGAGCCACGCTCAATCAAAGCCATCCTGTCTCATCGATTACTGCAAGCCAAGCCTTTGTCAACGCGGATCGCGCCAAGACTTATGTGTGGACAGGTGGGGTTAATTCGGTCACCTTGCCACTTTCAAGTGCGGTTGGCAATAACTGGTTCTTCCTGATCAAAAACGCTGGCACGGGCACCTTAACGGTTAATGGCTCGGGCGGTGAATTCATTGATGGCGCAACATCCAAAGCATTTGCTCCTAGTGAGTCGGCCTTCATCGTTTGCACGGGCACGACGTTTGTCACGATCGGCTATGGTGTCAGCACGCAGTTTGAGTATGGCGTACTGACCAAGACCGTTACAACGGGCACTTATACGCTGACAGCCAGTGAAGCGGCTAATACCATTCAAATCTATAACGGCACCCTGACAGGTAACGTCACTGTTGTTGTGCCGCCCGTGGTTAACTTTTACGTTATCAGCAATCAGACCACGGCAGGCGGTTTTACACTGACGATTGAGACAGGTGCTGTTGGTGCAAGCACGGCCACGGTCCCTGCAGGCGGCCAGGCATCGCTTATTTGCGACGGCACGAACCTACTGAATGCCAATACCACACAGGCTGGCGGCACAGCCTTTAGCCTGGTTAACGGCACGGCTGGTAGCCCATCACTGAACTTCGGCTCAGAGACCAACACCGGCATTTACAGGCCTGGCGCTGGCAACTTTGGCATTTCAATCCTTGGCACGCAGCGGTTTAATTTAAGCGCAACAGGATTGACGATTACAGGTAATGTGCAAGCTACGGGCACGGGTAACTTTCAAGGTGGCATCAGCGGGGGCACCTTCTAATGACCAAAAAGGTCTTCGCGCTTGATACGCAGGCGGGAATTCAACGGGACGGAACACTTTTTGACAAGGAGTTCTACACCGATGGGCGCTGGGTACGCTTCCAAAAGTTTGGTGGCGATCGCTCACGGCCCAGAAAAATGGGCGGTTACCGTGAAATCGTTAATGGTCTAGCAGGACCATCGCGCGGTGTGTTTGTGGTGGTCAGAAACCTCTACAACAACGTGTATAGCGGCTATAACGATGGCCTGCAGGTTGTCCCCATCAATAACAACGGTGCCGGTGGCGGTATCGTGGACTATCAATTTGCCGGTCCCATCCTGACCACAACGCTCATTGATGGTGGGTCAGGCTATACCAGCGCAACTTATACCAATGTGCCGCTGATTTACGATGCTTTGAGCACGGGAAGCGGTACAGGCGCCAGAGCTACGGTTGTCGTCACTGCAGGCGTTGTCACGTCAGTCACGCTTACCAGCGGTGGCATCCGATTTTTGGAGGGCGCCTTCCTTACGATTGCAGCCGCTGATCTTGGTGGTGCCGGCTCAGGCGTATTAATCCAAGTTGCAACGATTGATTCGCCCTTCGTTGCATCGGACTTCAACTCCTGGCAGTTTGATACCTTTACTGACACGGTTGGCTATCAAACCAACCTGTTATTGGCACATCCCTCGCAGGATCTTGAGAGCATTGATGCCGAGGTCAATACCAGGCTTTTGTGTGGCCCTTTGACGGGCACGACGTTATGGGCTGCAGGCCTGTTTGCGGTGGATAGTTGCACAGTTACCAGCGGCTCGGCTACTGTAACCCTGTCAGCACTTGATCCTAAGATTGCAGCCGGCCAGGTTGTTAAAGGCTATGGCATCCCTGCCGGTACTACGGTGTCCTCTGTCGTCGGCACGACAGTTACATTGAGTGCTAACGCTACAGCCTCGAGCACAACGACACTGACATTTGACAATCAAGTATCCATCTCAGGCGGCGTGGTGGCCTTGCACCCTTACGTCTTTGTTTATGGCAATGACGGCCTGATTTGGAACTGCTCAGCAGGCGATATTGATGACTGGGTCTCAGCAGACGCTAATCGGGTCAATGCGGCCACGGGCAAGATCTTGCAAGGATTACCTGTCCGAGGCGGTTCCAACGCGCCTAGCGGCTTATTTTGGTCCTTGGATAGCCTTGTGCGCGTGTCTTATGCACCGCAAAGCTTAGGCGTAGCAGGCACGGCAAATTTTGCCGCTACCACTTACTGGCGTTATGACATCATCACTTCACAGTCATCGTTCTTGTCGTCATCGGGTGTGATTGAGTATGACGGCATTTACTTTTGGACGGGCGTCGATCGATTCATGCTCTATAACGGCGTGACCAAAGAGATTCCCAATACATTTAACCAAAACCATTTCTTTGACAATCTGAATTACAACCAGCGTCAGAAGGTGTGGGCAACCAAGGTCCCACGCTTTGGTGAGGTGTGGTGGTTCTACCCTCGAGGTGATGCCACTGAATGCACAGATGCTGTGATTTATAACGTCCGCGACAATGTCTGGTATGACACCGGCGAAGCTTTGGGAGCACAACGCTCTGCAGGCTACTTCTCACAGGTGTTTCGTTTCCCTGTGCAAGCCGGCTACCAGGTCAACACGGCCAATGCAATCAACGGTTTCACGATCTTTAATGCTGGCACGGGCTACGCTGACGACACCTACCAATACCAAACCCTCACAGGAGGCACTGGAACGGGCGCTACGGCCACGATCGTTGTCATCAATGGGTCAGTGGTCAGTGTCACGATCAATAACCGTGGCAGTGGCTATGCAGTGAATGATGAGCTAACCGCAACCCTGGACGGTGTTGGTTCGGACTTTCAAATCACCGTGGACTCACTCATGCAGCAAGTCTCCTTGTGGGAGCATGAGATTGGCAAGGATGTTGTTCAAGGCACTAATGTGCTGGCCATTGAGAGCTACTTTGTCACGTCAGATCTTGGTGTAATTGCTGGCGGTCCTGCAACCTTCTCACCTGTTGGTGAAAACAAGTGGACGCGCATCGAGCGGTTGGAACCCAACTTTATCCAAACCGGTGACATGGAGCTTTACATCATCGGAAGACCGTACCCTGATCAGCCAGATCAGATCACAGGACCTTACACATTTGCGCCTGGCACAGGCAAAATTGACATGAAAGAGCAGCGCAGGATGCTGCGGTTAAAGTTCGTATCCAATGTGGCCGGTGGCGACTATCAGACGGGTAAGATCATTGTGGATGCTGATACCGGCGACGTGCGAGGCTATTCAACATGACCTTTGCCCTGGTTTATGATCCGCGGTATCACACCTTTGAGTCTTGGGCTGCGCTCATGTGCGAGGCTTATGCCGCACAAAACCTGCAAGTACCCCTGGCTGATGTGGATTGGAAGTCTTGGGGTGCTGGCCTGAAAGCGATCGACATATTTGCCAATGAAGCAATCCCTGAGCCATACAATTTTGATGACTGGCAAGAGTGGGCTGCTGCCGTGGTCGGCGCTGTGAACTCGAGGGCAATCTGATGGCTTACACGCAAGATCAGTACCTGGGATTTGCACAGCAACTGGCACCATACCTGTCAGATCCGACGCAACTGGTGCAGCAGGCTGGCAAGCTGGGCCTCGGCGTTGAAGATGTGGCCAAGGCAGCGCAAACCTTCAACCCTGACATCACAACAGAGCAGATTCAGTCTTACTTTAAGCCTGCTGGCATCAGCTATCAGCCAGACCCCTACAACCAGATGTATCAAGACATTGCCGGTCGAGCACCGGACGCTGAAGGTCTTAATTACTGGCGACAGCAGTTTGGCGCTGAAATTAGCCCGGAAGAGCGAGATGTGTTTCGTCGGACGGCACTTGATTTTGCAGGGCGGCAGGCCTTCGGAAGATCCTTGACGGATGCAGAAAAGGCTCAGCTTTATGGCTTTGGCACTGTGCAGCAAGCAAACGACTGGGCCGCACAAAAAGGCCTTGACTGGACAAATCTTCAACAACAGAAACTAGACGCTGCTCAAACAGCGTTTGGCAGGCAATTGTCTGACGCAGAAAAAGCAGAAGTTTCAAGTTTAGGTTCGGTTCAACAAGTAAACGATTGGGCTGCACAAAAAGGTCAAGAATGGTTGTCAGCACAGCAGGCTGCAAGTGCGGCACCAGCAGGGGGCACATCAAACGTAGGAATTAGTGCGCTCGACAGGTTTTATGATCCAGTCTTGAAGCAACAATGGGTTATTGAGAGCGCCAGCGATTATGGAACAATTGATACATTTAACAAACCAAAAGGCGGCGGGGGATTAGTTTACATAAACCCTCAAACTGGAGAAGCGTTAGATCGTGAAGCGTATTTACAAGTCGCAAACACGCCAGAGGCTGTTGAATACCGTGCTGAACAAGAGCGTATCGCCGCTGCAAATGCAAAATTATTCAGGCCTGGAAATACATTAGACAATCCACTAGTAGGCGTCACAAATTTCGATGATGGGGTCGCTTCAATACTCTCATCAAATCCAAACATCGCCGCTGCATTGGGTCATGCATCAACATTTGTTAGGCCTTATAAAGTAATCAATGGCCAACTGCAAGAAGTAACTGATGCGGACATCACGCCACAAGACATCGCATCTAACAGCGTTTACTTTTACATTGGTGGCGCCACAGGCGGACCAGATCGCCAGCGCATGGCGCAGTTGTATCAATCCAAAGGCGACAAGTTGGTGCCTGTTGGAGATCCAAGCTTTTACAAAGGCGAGCATCCAGATCAAGCGATCATGGATTTTGCAAAGATTGCACTGCCTATTGGACTTTCATTTATACCAGGCCTCGGTACTGCCATTGGCAGCGCATTAGGCGCAACGGGTGCCGCCGCTAGCGCTTTAGGATCAGGCGTATTAAGTTTTGGCACCCAACTAGCCATGGGGGCTGATCCTTTACAAGCATTAAAAGGTGCGGTATTAAGCTCGGCGGGTGGCTATCTCGGCAGCCAGGTTAGCTCAATGCTACCCACTGAAGTTGCAGGCATTGGCAAAAACGTCATTACGCAACTTGTAACAACGGGCAAACTTGATCCGGCTGCGTTAGCAACAAGTGTTGGCACAAGCTTCGCCACAGACGCTTTGGCAGCAGAAACCGGCATGGACAAAGCCACCGCTGGGAAGCTTGTTACAGCAGGCTTGCAGGCCTTCCAAGGCAACGAATTAGCCGCATTGACATCATTGGCTCAGGCCGGTATTCAATCGGGCCTAGCAGGCACTGGCGTAAGCGCACAGTCACCGCAAGATCGCGCCGCGTTTCTTGATGCTAACGCTTCCCTGCAAGGCGCTGGAGCACTATCCCCGATCACTGCTGAAGATGAGCAGATCGCTATACAGCAGCGCGTTACCAAAGCAAACCAGGCCATCGCTGATTATGCTGGGCCTGGCAATGATCTCAGCCGTGAAGGGCTTGTAAGCCAGCTACAAAGCTTTGGCTTTACGGCAGATCAAGCTGAAGGTTATGCAAAACAGGCAGATCAGCGCATCAATATGAGCCGCGTCGGCGCTGATGTGATGAATCGCTACTCAAAGATTGATCCAGAATTTGGAATGCCTCAGCTTGATCGAGATACGGCCATACAAGAACTTGTGGCGGCTGGCTTCACATCAGATCGAGCCAATGAAATATTGAACGGTATTGATGCGCAAAATGCGATCAAGCTTGAAAACCGGCTAAGCGTTCAATCTGCATATCAAAACTTCACGCAAGGCAAAGGCTCTGAAGACCAGCTACGCAGTGCTTTAACCTCTGCTGGCTATAACGACGCGCAGATCAACGAACTTGTCACGCGTGGTCGCGGTGTTATTGCAGGCAGCCAGCTTACAGGCGGCGAGCAAGCACAAGAGCGCGCATCACAATTACCCGACATCAGGGGCGAGATTGCAGGCAAGAGCAATTTCAATGAAGCCTACGCTTTAGCGCGTGAAAAGCTTGGCGCTGATGCCACGTTTACCTGGCAAGGCAAAACTTATAGCACTGCCACGGCAGCAGAAAGGCCTGACCTATCAGGTGCAACAAGCAAGCCATCCACTGAAGTCCCGTATGTCGCACCCAACGGTATGCATAACCGCGCAGCCTTTATCCAGGCCGGTGGCGGTACAAGTGATGCGGACTATGCCAAGTACGTCAATGCCGTTAACGCGCTAATCAGCGAAGGCAAGTCAGGAACCCTCATTACGCCAGCATCAGTCAATAGTGCTGGCAAGGACCTTCCTCCGACCACAGGCCCGGTCACGATGGAAAAGCCCAGGGTTGACTCAGTGCTTGGCAGTGTTGCTGCGCAAGGCGTAGCAAGTTTCGGAGCCAACTCCATCGCTGGCGCATTAAGCGCACTAGGCTTTACAGATGCGGGTAGAACCGTGCTTGATAAGGCCAATCAAATTGCTGTTGCTGCCACTGCAGCAGAAGGCGCTGACATCACGCAAGGCAAGAGGGACATCGATGCTGCCATCCAAAAAGTTGGTAGCTCCTCTGGAATCAGAGACTTTGCTACCAATGTCGGCAACTTAGTATCAACAGCTTTTAATAATCCAAAAGCATTTGGCGCTACTGTTGGCAGTGAGGTTGTTGAAGAAGTATTGCAACTTGCCACACTTAAGTTCCCTGGCAGCTTCCTTGTCAAAGAGACCGTTGCCTCGGCCCTAGAAAATGGCGGTGCTGCTTACAACACGGAATATGAGTCACAGATTGCCAAAGGCGCTTCCAAGGAAGATGCGCACTTAGCCGCTCAGAAAGCTGCCGGCACGGCTGCTGGCGTCACCGTAGCCCTGGCAGGCGGTGCTGCTGGCTTAGGCAAGGTGGCCGGCAAAGTCTTTGGCAGCCAGGCTGATGAGGCAGCAAGTGGCGTATCTCAAGTTGGCAAGACCACGCTGAAAGAGTCAGCACAGGAAGTGCTCGAGGAAGGCAGCATTGCCGGGTCGATCGATCTGGCCTTGGGCAGGCCTGTCGATGCTGTAAACGCGCTCACCAACATGACGGGCGGTGCTTTGTATGGTGGCGTTACGGCAGGGTCCATACAAGGCACGAAGCTTGATACGCTTGATCAAGCCGCATCAACATCGATTGGCTCAGGCGTTCAAGCCTCATTCAATAACACGCTTGCGCAAACTGGTGACATAGCCCAAGCCTCATCGGGTTCTGTTACGACTGCAATCAATAATGGCCTTGACCCTGGCGCAGCAGTTTCATCAGTCATCAACACAGCCGCGCAATCTGGCGGTGATATGTCAGCCGTTATCAGTTCATCAATTGATACCGGCCTTTCCGCTGCTTTAAGCAGTGGTGTGGACACGTCTGAAGCGGTAACCACTATAGTTTCAGGATCAATCACATCATCGCTTTCCAGTGGCGTTGATGTCACGACAGCCATTGATTCGACTGTTGGGTCTTCCGTTAAAACAGGCATTGCAAACGGTGTCGATGCATCAGCCGTGGTTACTAGTTCAGTCAATTCAGCCGTATCAACTGCTTTGAATAATGGTGCGAGTGCATCAACGGTTGTTACGGGCGCAGTGAGTTCTGCAGTGACATCAGGCTTAAACGCCGGGGCAGACGCCTCAAGTGTTATTTCATCCTCGGTGACAGCAGCCGTCTCGACAGCTACGCAAAGCGGTGCCAATTCGACGGCAGTTGTTGCAGGCTCAACGAGCACGGCAGTATCAACAGCAATCGCAAGCGGCGTTGATGCAAGCACTGCTATTAGCTCTGCTGTTGACTCGGCCACCCAAGCAGGGGCTAATGCTTCAACTGCTTCAGCATCATCGATTACGGCTGCGATCACTGCTGGCACGGATACCAACACGGCTATTGCGGCAGTCACGGGTGCGAACTCAAACATCACGGCAAACAGCACAACAAACAACAATGTCACATCCACAACCGCAACGGATGCGACGACGGGTGTAACGAGTCAGACCGTAGTTGACAATAGCTCTGGCGCGTCAACGACCATCACAACCAATAACAACATCACCTCACAAGTAACGACGGTTGGCAGCACGACCACTACAGTCACAAGCGATACAAGCACGGGTGTGACCACTCAAACGACGGTTGATGGCACTCGCTCAACAGATGTTACGGTTGACACCACCACAAACGTCACGACTCAGGTTGTTACAGATACAGCCACAAACACCAAAGTGACTGTAGAGTGGAAACCTGATGGAGAGGTCAGGTGTACTTTTAGGGACCGTGACGGTCAAGAAACTGTTTTTGATGATCTTGATGTTGGCGATCCTCCCAAGGTTGATGTTGTTGCGCCTCTTGAGCCTGTTAAACCAGAAGTCAAACCTGAAACCCCGAAAGAAACCAAGCCAACCACGACACCGTCAAAGTCAGCAATGGCTGCGTCGGCAATTCCAGGGATGGTTATGGGCAGTGAACTTGGACGCCTTAAAGGTGAAATGCTTAAATCCGGCCCTGCTGGAGAGCAGGTTGACCCTCTGGCCGCCATGAAGCAAAGGATTGAAGATATGAACGCCATTGATCCGGCCCTTGCCGCCGTCATTGCACAGCGTCTCGGTGTGGAGCCACCCAAGCAACAGATGCCTGCTTACACCTACGGGCAGGAAACATCGATTGATGACATCCTGGGCATGGGCAAGAAGGAAGAGCCTGAAGAGGAGCCACTCTACGCTCAAGGCGGTTTTGTTGAACCCTTGCGTGCTGCTGGTGGTGCCATGAATCCTCAGTTCATGTATCGTGCTGGCGGCCTAGGAACTCGAGAAGACTTCCGTCATGGCAAGCATGTTGCCGGTGATGGCGACGGTCAGTCCGATGACATCCCAGCATGGCTTGCTGATGGCGAGTTTGTTTTCCCTGCTGATGTGGTTTCAGCACTCGGTAATGGCTCAACCAAGGCAGGAACCGATAAACTCTACAAGATGATGCATGAGATCCGCGCAAGGGCCAGATCGACCAAGGAAAAGGATCTGCCGCCCCCAGCACATAAGTCTCCGCTCGACTACCTCAAGAAAGGTAAGTAATCATGGCCGGATTATTTGAAGGCACAGCGCCACCCAATGTTGAGACTACCCGCACCACGGCGCAGCAAGCGCCTGGGTATCTCACCGAGTACCTGACCAACCTGGCTCAAGCTGGCACCAGTGCATTAGGCACAACCACGCCAGCGGTTAAAGATGCTGAAGGCAACATCACAACGCCAGCATCATTCACACCGTTTGGCAAAGATCAATTGATCGCGCCAATGTCAACGCTGCAGCAGTCTGCTTACACGCAGGCACCTGAACTTCTAGGTCGGTATTCGACCGCACTTGATCAGGCGCTAACGGCTGGCAAGTCTGCCATGGACGTCGGCGCAACAGACATTTCAAAGTTTTATGATCCGTTCAAGACTGATGTAATCAATCAGATTGAAAAGCAGGGTCAGCAAGCCTTGATGCGCAATGTCATGCCAGCACTGAAAGCACTAGGTGTTTCTGGCGGCGCTGGGACCATGGGCGGTAGCCGGATTGGCACGGTATCAGGACAGGCCTTAGCAGACTTTGCATCACAGCTTGAAGGCCAAAAGATTGCAGCCCAGCAGAATATGTACAAAGCAGCACTTGATGCTGCGCTACGCGAGCAGGGTCAGCAAACAGGTGCTGCAAGCGCATTAAGTAGCCTTGGCAATATTGAAGCGCAAGCAGGCTTAGGTGAAGCCAAAGGACTTGCAGAGCTTGGCGCACAACAAACTGCTTACGATCAATTAAAGCTTGAAGCACCGCTTACCAGGGCTGCTAATGTGGCTCAGTTGCTGCGTAATTACCAGTTCCCAACGACAACCACTGAAACGTACAAGGGTCCTGCAAGTGCTTATGGACCGTCAGCCTTATCGCAAATTGCTGGTCTGGGAACTCTGGTCGGTGCAGCCTTCCCGGTAGATAAGGCCGGCAACATCGGCGGTCTTGGCGCCTTACTTGGCAAAGCATTCAGTGGCGCCGGGGATTCACTAGGATCTCTCACCGGCGGTGGCACAGAAACTGGTCTGATGGGCGACTTCGGGACTTAAATCATGGCAAAACAATCACCTCTAGCACTTGTTGAAATGCCTGGTGAATCCTCTGGCATGACTGAGGCGCGTCAGACTTACATTGACGCTCAGAAAAAGATGCTCGAGGCGCTCGAGTCACGCAATCAACTTTTTGATCCCGTGCTTTTGGCTATGGCTCAAGGGTTCTTAGCGCCAACCAAAACAGGATCATTCGGTGAAAGTATTTCAAATGTTGCTGCGCAAGTCGGCCCTGCAGCAGAGGCCGAGCGCAAGCGCAACATTGAGATGGCTCAGATCCGCGCAGAGCTTGCTGCCAATCAATATGGCGCAGCACAAAAGGGCGAGGCGCTCAAAGCGTTTACAGGTGCCATGCAGCCCGGTAAGCCAGGTGAGACCATCACGGTCGGTGGCCAGCAATACCCAGCAGAATTTGCTGGCATGACACCTCAAAGAGCAGCGCAAATTGGTATGTATGACGCCGCTCTTGGTGAGCTTGCCAATAAATTTTTGCAGGCCATGCGAGATGAAGTTAAGGTAACAGCAGAAGGTGCTTACAATGTTCGCACTGGCCAATTTACGCCAACGCCTGGCGGTGCCCCTGTCAATGTTTATGTTCCAGAGTATGGTGGCGACATTCCGATGACGCGCCAGGATCAAGTGGAGTTAAGCGAAGCGCGCAGAAAAGGCGACGGAAAAGCAGTCAGACAAATCATCAATCGCTTGACGCAGCCGTTACCAGAGACAGTACCTGGGGAACCAACCCCTGGAGCAGTTGCAGCAGAAGGCTCTACAGCAAAGCCTGCAATAACGGTTCAAGAGCGCGAGCGCCGGAGGGAAGAAGAGAAGGCGCAACTCGAGACCAGGACTGCAGCCGAGAAGAAGCTTGCTGAAACCGCTGCTGGGCGCACTTCGCAAGTGTTTGAGCAAGCTAGTGCTGCAAGACAAACCGATCCAACTTATGCTCGTATTGAAACCATCCTTAAGGAACCTGGTATTGATACGGTGATGGGTGTGCTTGAAAGAAATGGTGCGCTTGCACAAATTGGATCGTTGGTTGAAGAGGCCATCCGAGTTGGCAATTACAGCATTGGCATCCCAACAATCCGTAAGGTCCTAACCAACGCTGGCACACCGCAGAATTTAATTGATAGGGCTATGGAGCTAACAAGCGCTTTTGCCCAGCTTAATTTTGATGCGCGTAAAGGCTTAGGCTCAGGCACATCCGTATCCAACTTTGAACAACTCATGGTCAATCAAATGGGATTGTCCATGATGGATACTGCCGCATCAGCAAAGGCTAAGTTGGCTTTCTTGCGTGAGCAGGCCAGGTTCCGTCAGGAAATAGGATCAGCACTCAAAGAGGCTCGCAAGAAATCACCGGGCATGCAGTTTGATGACTTTGAAGAGACGCCTGAATTTACAAAAATGTTTGATGCTTACAAGGTGCGTCAAGAAGCCAATGTCAAAAAGGCTGGCCAGCCAGAAACACCGCGTGGCGAACTCATTCAGCCTAACAAACCCGCTGCGCCAAGGGCAGGTCAAGAGCGCAAGATTGATGGCAAGACCTATGTACGCCAGCCTGATGGCAGTTATAAATTAAAGGAGTAGTCATGGATAACCTTGCTGACTACAACAACAACCCTGGCAATCTCAAACCGCCAAAGGGCGTTAAGTACGAAGGCCAGATCGGCGTGGATGATCGCGGGTTTGCCATCTTTGAAAACAAAAGTTTTGGCCAGCGAGCACTTGTCAATGACATCAATATCAAGATCAACCGCGGACTTGATACGCCTGAAAAATTTATTGATCGGTACGCGCCTGCTGGCGAGGAAAATTCTGATGATGCGCGTGAGAATTACAAGATCAAGCTGGCTGCATCATTAGGCCTTAAATCCACCAATGACCCGTTTCCCAAGGGTGCAGCGCCAAGAATTGCTGACGTTATTTATCGCTTTGAAAGTGGTACTGAGCCAAAGCAAGAAGAAATGCGTCGCAGTGAACAAGACACGCCAAAGCATTTTGAGCTAGAGACCACGGGCCTTAAAAAAGAGCCGGTCTCCTTCTCAGACCAGGCTGGCGAACTCATGCGCATGGCCATGGAAGCAGACCCTTATCGCGTGGCCGGTGATGTTGCTGCCGCATATGCAGGCGCTAAGACTCCTGCTAAGGTTCAAAGCTTTTTGCAGGGCTACCAAGGCGTCCCATCAAATGTTCCCGGTGTTATGGGTGGTGCATTGCCAACGACGCCTGGAGCGGCTCCAGCAGCCCCATCGCCTGTAACGCGTAATGTGCCAGGCTCATCCGGTCCAGCCAATTGGACCCGTGCCATGGGTCAAAACATCCCTGATGTGCTTGCCGAGTCTGCTGAGTCCATGCGCAAAACCGATCCTCGAGGTGGCCAGGCCATCATTGATCGTGACATTGCCAATATGCAAAAGATCCGCGGCATGGGTGCTGGGAACTTCCAGTTAAGTGGCTCAGGTCCTAATCAATTGATGCTGCCACCTGAAGTTGCTGCAAACCGCCCACCACCACCGCAGCCTAAAGGTCCTGGTGTCTTACCACGGATTCAGGCAGGCTTGCGTCAAGCATTTCCAATTGGCAAAACAAGTGCCCTGGGCGCTCTTGGTGGTCTTGGTATGGCTGAAGGCGCAAGGGAAACAAACAAACGCTTGCAAGAAGACGACATGCTTGGTGCCTTGCTTGCAGGCTTGGGTACAGTTGGCAGTGCCGGGGCTATGACACCCTTCCCACCGGCCAGGATTGCAGGCACGGTGGCCGCTACAGCATCACCCTTGGCCCTGTACCTTTACGACAAAATGCGCAGCAGGCAAACTGGCAGCATGCCACTGCCAGCGGTTTACGCAAGATACCAACGCTAGCGTTTATACCGAGACTTAAAGCAGACTTTGCACTCTGCCAGCCACCCGCCCCTAGAACGCTCATAAAAGGCCTCTACGGGCTTTGTGTCCTGGCACTTAGAGCAAACCTTCCTGCCGTCCTTTACGGCGTTCCTGCGCTCAAATAAACGGTCTGAGGGCCATCCCTGATCCACACGCCACTTCAGGGTGTAATAACTTAGCTTTCCGCGCTTTGCCCACTCACGGAGCGTGAGGGTGGTGGAACCGATGGTGAGAACTCTCTGGTTAGGAATCGTGTTTGACATTTTTTGCATTCGCGTCGGCGCTCTAAATAAAATCTAAGCTTGTTGGGTTCCCAGTAGGACCGGGTATCAAGGACGGTTGTCTTGAAGGACCGTCCTGACTCGTTGCGACAGTATGGGCATTGCATCGTGTAATTTCTTCCTTAGTTCCAACACATTCCAGGCCAGATCGTGCAAGTATTGATCGGCCAATGCTGGATCGGTTTTCATTTGGTTTTGCGCCTGGTTGTGCAGTCGCTCGATAATTTTCAATTGCTTCTCGTATAAGCTCATCTAGGTCAGCATCCATTTGATCGGGGTAGTCAACCAACTGCCTGAGCATGCGATAGCGCAGGGCATCATTCATGCTTTTTTTTCAGGTGGTTATTGACAATCGTTTTGCCTGCTTTTGATGCTGGCCATGCAAGAACCCGATGGTCAATCGTGAAGTCCATGCCACCACTACGCATGGCATGAAGCAGCCTGGGAGTAAGTGCTGTGAATTGTTTTGGTGCCGGCTCATCAGGGCAGATGGTCCAGGTGTAAGGTAACTTAGCCACGATTCTTCTCCATGTTTTTGCCAATCTCAGCGGCGGCTCTGACGATTGCGCGGCGAGTTGCAGCCTTCGGGTCATCACCCTTTATCTCCCCGACCTCAATCATCGACGGGATATGTTGAGCGCACACATTTGCATACGGCTCCTTCTCATCTGCATACGTCCAGCCATGATGAACGCCAATATCCAGTGCAACCATCAGATTAAAAGCGTCTTTGTCATCGCGGAATGGACTCCAAGTAGATGCGCCGGACTCCTTGCCTACCCACAAAAGACAGTTGGTTTTTGGCCTATACATGGTTGGCTCAACATATCCCATCGCTTTCGCGGCATACCTCAACAGTTCTTCGTCCGTCATGTGTTGCGCTCCTTTAGCTTGGCTTCGATGTATCGGGCAAACCTCACACCGTCCTCATTCAAGAAAAGTGCTTCCATGTCCTCATCCGTCAGCCCAACCCATTGCTTTGGCGGTGCGGTGTAGAGGGGTTCGATCAGAGCATGACCAAGTGAAGGGCCTTTAAGCCACTGATGTGGGTCTTTGTCTATATAAATCCAACGAGGGCCCTCAACACTGGCGTCAAGTGCATAACGCCACGCCACCGGCTCTTGCTTTTCCTCTAGTGTTTGGCGCAGTGCGGTGATGGCTTGCTTTTTGCTAATAAGCCAAGCAAGACTTGTTGGATCACTCTCCAGCGCTTCAAGCGCCATCTGCATAGCTTCTCTGCTCATGTGTTCTTCTCCTTTAGCTTGGCTTCGATGGCACGGGCGAACGCATACAAATCAGCCGATGAGATTTCGTACTGAGGCATTCCGACTTCTTCTTCACAGTCATAAATCTCATCATCCGTCAGGCCAACCCACTGCTTCAGTGCCAATCGGCGCAGTTCGACGGCTGATTCCCTGCCCGTGCTATTGCTTATTCGTCCTTGCACAAACTCAGCGTCCAGCGCATCAGCTAGTCGCAAGGCTTCGGGTTGTGTGTTCATGTGTTCTTCTCCTCAAGGAACTTGTCTATGGCGTTTATAAGCTCCGCTCTGTCAGTGTATTTGTCGTAAAAATCTTCTGCTTCATTTAGTGTCAGCCCAACCCATTCACGCTTTGGTGAGGTGTACACAGGCTGTGGATTAAAAACCTTGTCCTGTGGCTTTTTTCGGAAGTACACATGGCCTGTTCCAGTTGTGTGCATCCAGGCTACTGGCTCATCAAGATATGACTTGCCCTTTTGAAATTGATTGTGATCACCGCTCATAGTCTTACCCCTAAAGCAATCCGCTCACGCTCCATGCGTGCGCGTAACCGTTGTCTGAATCGATACCGTTTAGCAATCTCAGCCCGTGTCATCTTCGACCGTGGCTTGTCCTCACCGATACCAAGCTTGTAAATGTGCGTGGCATCCACACCGCGGGAGTTCTTCACCCAGCCCGTGATGTGAGTCACGCCTTCCTTGTGTAAGGCTCTGAGATAAGACTGGACCGTGACGACATGCAGGCCCGTCTCATCGCAGATGTTGTACGCAGTGCAGCCCTCCATCAGCATCTTGATCATCCGTGCGTACAGCAGTTCATTCATCTTGATCATGATCGGACTGCTTTGACCGTGTTCCAATTGGCTTTGCTGGCACGCAGCCGTTGACCGATGCGCGACTTTTTCTCAAGCACATTGCGCTTGTCTTTCAACGTGTCTTGCTGCCGTTCTTTGGCTTCCTTAGCCGCCTTTTTCAAGTCGATGGGTTTGTCCAACGTGCGAACATTGAACCGTTTGAGATAAGCAAGGATCTCCTCATTTGTTTTGCCGGCCATGAGCAATTCCCAGATCTTAGGAAGGTAGGCCGCGAGATAACGTGATGTGTGGCAAAAAACCTGGTACTCGTACTTAGGAACACGTTTAAGTTCATTGAACTGCACCCAGTTCAAATCGTGTTCTGTGCAAAACCAACTTATCAATTTGCCCATGTTGGCATTGCTCAAGTGGTTTCTTAACAGACACCGATCCCAAGCCTCCTGCAGGTCTTCCTTTTTGGTCTCGGTAGCAACTTCATCTAGCAGTTCGAGTAGATTCATGCTGCATCTCCTGCGCTGTCACGCCAGTCATCGGTACAGGCTCGCTTACGCAAGACCATGGCTTCAATGGCACGAGCAAAGGCATAAAACCAATGATCAGCCGTCAATGAGTCAGGGACACTGTCAGCGCAGGCCCTGATGTCAGCATCGCTAAGCATGTTCCTGGTTCCTCCGTAAGAAGCTTGGACCGTCCTGCTCGGCCTCGAGTTCTCTGATGTCATTGGCTGCATCACTCACACCGTGCCAGTCTCTGCGAGCGATCATGACTTGCATGTACTCAACCAGCACTTGAATCTGTACTTCTGGGTCTTGGTAATCTCTCATTGCTAATCTCCAGGGTTGCGTCTGCAATACGGATAGCCAGCGTCGCAATGCGCTCTGGCGTATCCAGTGAGTAAGGTCCATCCTTGTAATGCTCAACGCCGCGGGACAAGATCCCGTTCAGCGCTGCAGCAATCATCGTTAATCGATAATCATTCCTCACCATAAGGCATGCTCCATAAGACATAAATTAAAAACACTGTCAGCCCGATCGAGCCAACGCCAAACATCGTGATAAGCCAGTCCATTAGGTCAGCCATCACCGCACCGCCCACTGTGCGACACCATTGCTGAAGTAGATAACAGCGCCGGCAAAAAGCGCGTACAGAAGCCACTGGAGGCCCTTGTAACGAATCATTTGGTAGGGCGTGCGATCAAGTACCATCAGGTCATAAACCCAGTCCTGATCGTGGCTGTAGAAGTTCCTGGGGGCAGGTGAGTGGCAAGCACTCACGCCAAACTTGTAGGGCCGCTTAGTTACGGGTTTAAGCTTGCTCGTCTCAAACTTCGAGATGGGGCAAGTGCCCAGGTGCTGTAAGTAAACTTGTTCCATTTAGAACGGTGCCTCCTCAAAAGTTGACAGGTCTAACTTGGGTTTGAACGCCAGCTTGACTTGATTGCGTTGCAGGTAAATCCACTCAGGAAATGGCCACTCACGGTCATTGATCAATCGGACTGCGCAGGTCCCGTCGGGTTGGATGTGCTCGAGGATGCCAAGCCCTCGAGGTGTCTTCACGCGTGTGCCAGGGATCATTGTTCCCTCGCTTTCAGCATGGCGTCTGCAATCATGTAAGCCTGCCTCGCGGTTGCATCAAAATAATTCCCCTGCGCCAGTGCTTGCATCGCCTTGGCTGCAAAGTAATCGCGCAAGGTCATGCCCATGGTGAAGTCATGATCGATATACCCTGTATCACTGACTTCTTTGTGCCAATCGTGTGTGTGTAATGGAAACGCTGGTCCACCTGTTTTCATACCACCTCCACTAATGTTGTTTGGGGGTCAAGGTCACGCTGGCACAGCAGGTCAGCAATTGCTTCTTCCTGCGTCTTGCCAAGGCCCGTAGGCCAGCCAAGATCCCAGTCCTCCTCAGATGCAACGTAATACCCCTGCATGGGGCGATCAATGATGATTCTCGTGCTGCTTTCCTCCTGCTTTTGATGTGCTCGATCATCGACACAAGCTCTTCCATTTCACCGACCAGGTTGTCGAAGGCATTAAGTTGATAGCCATCAAGATCTGGCCACTCACTTGCTAGCGTGCGGTTCAGGTTGTTGGCCTTCTCGACCACATTGCACACCTGCATACGCAGGTCATACTTGTCAGATTCAATTAGCTTGTACATGTGTCCTCCGAGGGGGCTAGGCCCCCAGTTGATTAGCGGCTGGTAACTTTGACTGAGAAGACTGCGGTGGTCTTCTGGAACTTGGCGTAAGCCTCGGCACCGAAAGCCTTGATGAAGGCGTCCTTGTCAAACGTCGAGCGGTTGGTCTCAACGTAAGTGGCTTTGAAGAGTGAGCCTTCAACAGACTTGGCACCGCCGTTGCTAGCGCTGTCCTTGATGGCGTCTTTGATTGCGTCAGCCTGCTTGGTCAGGTCTGCGATCTGGGCGAGCAATGCGCCGAGTTGGTCAACTGATGCTGCGGTGATGTTTGCGATGTCGTTTTGCATTTGGTTTGCTCCTGGTTTGCTTCACAGCGAAGTTGCTGTAAGGAGAATGTTAGGGATCTTTAATCCACTTGTCAAACAGTTTCATCAAGATCCCTACCGTTCATGCGCCAGAAAACGACCGCCCAACCTACTGATAATTATTTTTGGCCTGCCAATACTTCAAAAGCGATTCAAACATGAGCCAGCCGCGCTCGACATCAGCCTTGGTCCATTCATAGAGCGATACAAGTCCTGAGTGAGTTGTGCTCACAAAAACATTGGCACAAGCTGCATCAGGCAGGATCAGCCCTGATCGGTAGGCTGCCAGTTGCATCAGGTGTTCATCAAACCCTTGCGGATCATCTTGCGGACCAAAGGCCTTGGTCTTGATGTCAATGACCGCCACCTTGCAGTGCAGATCGCACTTGCCACCAAAGCCTTGCGGGTGGCTAAAGGACCGTTCACTGATCCACTCTTGCTTGCCATACGCTTTGTCGAGGACCTGCTTGACGGCCAGGTAGCTTTCATTCGGTGGCCCACCTTCAAAGGCTGATTGAACCTTGGCATGGATAGCAGTGCCCAAATCCCTAGCTTCTGAAGCCTGCTCTTTGCTGTCCTTCAGGACCCGGTCAGCGTAGGCGTCTAGGCTCTCATCATCACGCTTTGGAAGGGTTAGCGATGCAAGCAAGATCTGTTGCTGTTTCCAGGCCTCCAGACCGGGCTTAGCGGCGCAATTTAGGATGGTGGTGACCGAAGGTACTAGGTCATACTTGCGAGCGTCCCTGAGCGTTGTATTGCGCAGGTGGCCGGCATTGGATTTGACCTGGTACATCGGTTCACCGGTCCTCGTGTACCAGTGGCCAGCCTCACTGGGTTGTGCTTTGACTTCCATATCAAATCTTTTTGAGATTGACTTGGTACAAAGTAAAACCCTGAAGCTTCAAAAAAGTCATCAGTTGCAGGTCATTAACTTCCGTCAGGAACCGATCGCCGGAAGGCGCCTCCAGCAAGGTGCTGTGCTCTGATGGATTGGTTGCCACCTGCTCGACAACATCTTGCACGGCTGGCTTTTTGTCACTCGTAAATTGACGTAAACGGTCCAGAAAAGATTCGTCAGTAGCCATTTTTTTATCCTCACTCAATGAAAATTTGTTGGGTACCCAAGGCTTTAAGGTGCCCTCATCACGGAAGTTAATGTTGGATTGATTGACAACAACTTGAGTTTCTTGAGTCATGCGGTACCTGGGAGGAATGTCTCCATCGATCACATTCTTGCGCCACTTGTAAACGGTCTTGTCACTAATGCCATGTTTTATAGCAATGTTAAGAACGTGTTGGCCTGAAAACAAAGCGCGCACTACATCATTCCAGGCGTCATTGTCTAAAAATCTTGACTTTTTTCTGCTCTTCAAAAAAAGATCAGATTGAGCTTTTGAGTAAGCGTTAACGGATTCTAGGCTTTGCGTCATGTCCAATGCCTCGGCCAAAGTAATGTGGTGGACTCCTTGCCGCCCATGTCAACAAGTTCGGCAGGCGTGAAGAACTGGCCGCCAGGCCACACCCACACATGCTGCTTTGTGTAGTGCGGCACCAGCATGACGCCATTGACATACCAGATGGGAACCCAATCCCGTTCAGCAAGCTTGTTGACAACCGCAACTGCTGCTTTTTGGGTTAATTGTTTAGCCATGTCAGAAGGGGATGTCATCATCAGCGTCAGCAAGTGACGTTGGCTTGGCATGGGACACAGCGTGCCACTCGGGCGACTGAATGATGACGCGCTTTAAGCCTTCCGTAAGCGCATCAAACTCGTCCTGGTTGAAGTAGCCAAAGCTGAAGTAGGTTTTTTTATTGACCAACTCCGGCAGGCCAAGCTTTTTCAACGCTGCAGGCACCGCGGTAACGGTGTCCACGTTGGCAAAGGTCTTGTCACCCTTGACCGCATGCGTCACGGTCAGCATGCAAGGTGCGCCGATGATGGTGCGTAAATCAAAGCCACGAAGTTCTGCAGCAGTGAACTCCCTGCCGCGCCAGCTAATCAGCGTCTTGCGAAGCTTGGCCTTCTCGGCAAGCGATAAGGTGTAGCGCTGGCTCAATGACAAGGGCCTGCCGTCTTCCAGGGTCAAGGGATTGCCATCGGCATCCTCGCCATGCAACTCCCACAAAACACGGCATTGGCGCTCTTGCTTTTGCTCGCCTTGGTAGGAATAGGCCTGGGTACCAAGATCAACGATGCCATAACAGATGGCCATGTGAGTGCCTGCTGGCACAAGCTTGTATGAGCGTTCGGTACTGCTTTCAGAAATCAACATTTGCTTTCCTTTTGTAAAGATCTAATCCAAGTTCGTTTGCAAGCCATTTCCAATCGTTTTCAGTGGCCATGCCCAACCGGGCACGGGTAAAAGCTTCCTCGGTCATTTGCTCGCGCTCTTGCATCATCAACTGCCATTCATCGTTTTTTTCCATAAGGTTTGCTCCAGGGTTTGCTGAATCTAAAGTGTTTCATGTATCGAACACTGTGTCAACCAATATCGCAACCCTGGGTTACGGGTGTACGCCCTGTTCACCCCTTGTGTAACCCTGGGTTACGTCCATTTCTCCTATGAAAACCCGCAACCATCGTGCAACCCTGGGTTACAGGTGTACGCCCCTGTACGCCCCTGTACGTCCTGGGTTGCATAATGGTTACCGTTCGATTACTCTAACACCATGAACACCATGAACACACGAGACCTTATTGAAGCAGTCGGCGGGATCAGGGCTGCAGCCAGGGTGTTAGGGGTTGCGCCTTCAACGGTCCATTACTACTGCAAACACGATCGCATGCCCTTTTGGCGGTTACTGCTCTTGATGAGCGTGATCGACAACCGGGGCAAGATTTCCCATCAAAAAATCATGAAGGAGTATGTAATTGACCGACACCCCCATATCCGCTGAACCCATTGGCCCCATTGATGTTGAGATTGATGGTGCTATGCATCGCATCACGATCCCGCAAAATTGCACGGGCTATGAAGCTGCTCAGTTGTGCCACATGCTGACGTTTGCTGTGCTGGCCAACAAGCCTTTGGACTTCACTAAATTCGTGAAGGAAAAGGGCATCGAGCGCCTTTTTGTGCAGCTATGAGACTTGCCGCGCTCTTGCTGGCATTGCCAGTAGCCGTCTCAGCACAGACTTGGTCTGCCAACAATGAGGGCGGCGGTGAAATCGTACTGACCTTGCGTCAGCACAAGTGCAAGGAGTTTGGCAAAAGCCTGGTGGACGGTTACAGCTACGGGTCCAATGGCAGGATGTTTGAGTTTTGCTGGACCGTGGTGGACGACATGATCCGCGTGATTTACCTGCATGACGCAAGCGTGCGGGTTTACAAGCCTGAACTATTTTCAAAAAAGACAGAAAGATGAACAGCATGCTTGGATTTGCATTATCAGCCTGGGTGCTACTGGCCTGGCTCACCCATGTCATCGTATCGATTCAGAGTGCCAAGTGGCTGCTGCTGATTGCAGGCTGCATCATATTCCCGGTGGGCTGCGTGCATGGCACAGGCGTCTGGTTTGGAGTGTTTTGATGCACCGATACTTTGAAGTCAGGATGCTGGTCAAGGACGAGTCCTTGAGGATCAAAGACATCGTTAAGCAAACCGGCTACGACAAAGGCCATGTAAGCCGGCTGCGCAAAGCCTCGCGGATTGATAAGTTGATTGCAGATGCTGTGGCTGCAGAGCGTGAGGCTTGTGCAGCGCTGCTTGATGCTGCGGTTGAAAATTTCACGAGCATATCGTTGCAAGTCAATGACGAGGACGGCATCGTGATGGAACATGCCAATACCTGCAGCCACTTGGCATCCGCCATCCGCGCAAGGGGAAATACATGAACCGCGAGGACATCATCCGCATGGCACGGGAGGCCGGATTGGCTTACGGATCTGACGAAAAGCCATTAAATTCTGTAACACGTTTTGCTGCCCTTGTTGCCGATCATGAGCGTGATCGCATCTGCAAGGCGATCAAAGAGGAAGACGATTACTGCGTCACTGAAGGCGATTACATGCTGGATTCGGACGACTGCATCGCCATAGCAAAAGGCGATTGGGTTCGTCCCGACTACAGCGCCACCGCCATACGAGGAATGAGGTGAGCATGGCCCAAGAAGACATAGTCAAGATGGCGCGGAAGGCGGGGATCGCAAAGTATGGCCTTGGGTGGACTTGTTGGGAAGGGCAGCTTGAAGCATTCGCCGCCCTTGTTGCCGCAGCAGAGCGTGAGGCGTGTGCGTCCGTGTGCTGCGACATGATCGACGCCGAATACAAAACAGGCAAAGTTGACCACAATGAGATGGCTTGGACGCAAGCCTGCGTTACCGCCATACGAGCAAGGGGCAGCCATGACTAAGAATGATCTTAAGATAGCCAAGACTGCTTTTGAGATGGTTAAAATTATCAACCATGAAATTGATAAGCTTTACGAAAAGCACGATGAAGAATTTGCTGACCAGGTTTACAACGGCGTCGCTCTCACGTTGATAACCAAGATCTGCATCGCGCTTTGTGAGCAAAATGGCCACGCTGCATTTGAAAGCTATTGGTCAGACGTTGATAGCAAGATGCGTGAGATGGTCAAAACTTTTGCTTGCGAACCAACAAAACATTAAGTAAAGTCCACAGGGCATGGCTAGGTTAGCTACCGAAAAGGGGATTCGTCACCCCCCTGCCAACGCCCAACCTCAGTGACGATAAGCCTTTGACGAGGGTTATGATGCGTTTTTATCCGTTCCATGTGGGGGATTATCAAGCCCACACCAGCCACCTCACTGACATCGAGGACCTTGCATACAGGCGCATGCTCGACCTGTATTACTTAAACCAAAAACCGCTGCCCAACGATCCAGCCAGGATTGCCAGGCTCATTCGCATGCCTGGAGCAGTAACGGAAATTGACGGCCTGCTAAAGGAGTTTTTTGTTTTGCAGGATGACGTCTATACCAATAAGCGCTGCGACAAGGAAATTGCTTCGTTTACTAAGCAAAAAGTTGGCGGGGCCAAAGGGGCGCGCATTAGGTGGGATAAAGCCAAGCTAGAGGGTGGGGATAGCCTACCCAATGGGGAGGGTAATGGGGAGGGCATAAGGGAGGGCAATGCTACCCCAATAGCAACCAAGAACCAAGAACCAAGAACCAGAGAGAGCCGCGCTACGCGCTTGCCCCCAGACTGGGAACCGTCCGATCAGTTGATTGCTTTCATGCGGAAGGAACGTCCTGATCTGAACCCAAGCCATACCATCATGAAGTTTTGCAATTACTGGCAAGCCAAGTCAGGAAAGGACGCTACCAAGCTGGATTGGGACAAGACCTTCCAAAACTGGGTACTTGCTGAGAAAGAAGGCAAGGCGAAGCCTGTAAGCCAAGATCCCTTCGCAAGCCGGGGTGGCGTATGAAGGGGCACGACTTCGTTATGGACCTGCTGGCTAAAAATGAGGTGCCCCGCGCCATCTTCATTGAGTTTGATGGCAAGCCTGATGCCTACGCCGCAGTCCCGGTTGTAGTGGTCAGCAAATGGGATTTTGACTACCGCTGGGCCAAAGGCCTGGTTGCTCACGTTACAGGCCCTGACTCCGATGCAGTAGCGCGCGCCACCAAGGAACTGCTCCGCTGCGGTGCTGCTCGAGTCTTTGCTCATTACACCGAATCACGCTTTCCCATCTTATGGGACTCAAAGGTTGACGCATGAACACCATTCCTCAAGAAATCGATTTCCAAGCCTGGTATGACTCCATGGAAGCCCAGGTCCGCGTTAGATCCGCGGCTGACTGCATGGACCAACTGATCGACCAGGTTAAGAACCCGGTCACAACCAAACCCATCACGATGCCCTGGTCCAAGACGCTGGGCCTCTTCGAGTTCCGGCCTGCTGAAGTCACGGTCTTTGCCGGCACCAACGGATCTGGCAAGTCCATGCTGACCGGCATGATTGCCCTGAGTCTGATTGCTCAAGGCCAGCGTGTTGTGATTGCAAGCTTTGAGATGAAGCCCTTGCGCACCCTGCAAAGGATGGTCAGGCAATGGTCCCGTCGCAGAGACCCTGCTGTAGCCGATTACGAGGCCTTCAAGGACTGGGTGGGAGACAAGATGTGGTTTTATGACCAGCAGGGGACGGTAAGCCCTGGGCAGGTTTTAGGGGTTGGCAGTTATGCTGCAGCCAATCTCAACTGCAAGCACTACCTGATCGACTCGCTGATGAAATGCCTGCGTGATGAGGACGACTACAACGGGCAGAAAAACTTTGTGGACCAACTCTGCACCTTGGCTCGAGATTACGACACGCACATTCACCTGGTGCATCACATCCGCAAGCAACAAAACGATGAGAACCCACCCACGAAGATGGACCTTAAAGGCTCAGGCTCGGTGGCCGACCAGGTTGATAACGTGATCCTGATGCACCGCAACAAAAAGAAGGAGCGTGAGGTTGAAGCAGGAAACGTCGTTGACCAGTCAATCCCTGACGCTTACCTGGCCATCGAGAAGCAGCGCAACGGTGAATACGAGGGCGTCATCAGACTTTGGTTCGACAAAAACTCACAGCAATTTACTGAGCAAGCCTATGGAACTCCCATTAGTTTTTGAGGCCACATTGCCATGGCCACCCACCGTAAACACTTACTGGCGGCACAGGGTCATTGGCAAGCTCGCCACCGTATACGTTTCGCAGGAGGGCCAGGCCTACCGCAAAGCAGTGAACTTATGTCTTATGGAACATGGGGTGAAGACTTACGAACTCGAGGGGGACCTGCGAGTCGAGATCGAAGTGTTCCCACCGGACAAACGCAAGCGGGACATCGACAATCTGCTCAAGTCCCTGCTGGACAGTCTGACCCACGCGCAAGTGTGGAAGGACGACAACCAGATTTCGGATCTGAGGATCTTCAGGAATAAGCAAATCGCCGGCATCGTGAAAGTGAGGGTGTATGAAATTAACGGGTGATCGCAACCAGTGCCAGGCCTGCAAAAACTACTTCAACTCAACCTTCGCCTTTGATAAACACCGCACAGGCGATTTTGGGGTGAGCCGCAGATGCAAAACACGCGATGAAATGGAGAGTATGGGGATGAGTATCAACCCAGCAGGATTTTGGATTTCTAGCGCTTATAGTGGACCTTGGAGGGCCATTCATGAATGACAACGTCAATCACCCAAGACATTACAACTCACACCCATCAGGCGTGGAGTGCATCGAGATTACTGAGCACTTCAACTTCAACATCGGTAACGCTGTGAAATATTGCTGGCGCGCCGGACTGAAGGGTGAGCAAGTCGAGGACTTACGCAAGGCCCGGTGGTACATCGACCGGGAAATTTCACGCATCTTGAATGAGAAAAACCATGAAGCATGATCCGCATGACGCAGTCGATTACATCATCAAGCACGCAAAACAATTTGCTGACGCCAAAGCGCAGCGCGTTTACCTTGAAGAGTTTCGCAAGAGCAAGAAGGCGTTGCTGATGAAGCAATCCATTGAAGGCGCCCTTGGCGCACAAGAACGTGACGCTTATGCTCACGCTGAGTACGTTGAACTGCTTAAAGGCCTCAAGGAGGCCGTCGCAATTGAGGAGAAATTGAGATGGGATCTGATCGCAGCACAAGCCAGAGTGGACATCTGGAGAACGGAACAAGCCAACCTGCGCCTCGAGGGCAAGGCCACGATCTGATGAGCAACGATGGCCGCCACAAGCAAATGCTTGCAGACCTGGCTGACTTCATCGGCGCTGTGGCTTTCGAGGATGACAAGGGCTGGACTGAGGAAGTTTATTCCGAGGGCTGGAGCGCTGGCTTCAGATCGGGCCTGGCATATGCCGCAAAGATTGCGCAATCACAGGGCAGGGGTTGGGGGATAGAACATGCCGAGCAGATACGAAAAGCTTTGTAATCTCAAGCAGGGAAGTTGGTTCATTTTGATCCGATCGGGCGAGGTGCTGCAAAAGCTCGGTCCCATGAAGGATGACTACCGTTACATCAGTTGCCGGGCTGTCACGGGTGATACCAAGGTGCTCAATTGTTTAGTTGGCGTGGAGACGATCGATGAACCAGGAAGAGAAAAAGCACCTGAGTAAGGTGGCCGCCATTGGCTGCGTACTGTGTCACTTGCAGGGCACACCAGGTACGCCAGCAGAGATCCATCACCCCAGGAAGGGCACCGGCATGGCCCAGCGCGCATCTCACTATGACGCAATCCCGCTATGCCCTGAGCATCACCGCGGTAAGACGGGCATTCACGGCATGGGCATCAAAGGGTTTACCAAGCATTACCAGGTGGATGAGGCTGAATTGCTGCATGTGACACGCCGTTTAGTTGCGTATCATGACCACTTGTCGGACGGATGGCGTGTGTCTACACAAGTGGATTAAATGAGAGTACAGTTGAGTCTCAGTAGCAAACAACATTTAACTTTTATAGCAAACTCAGGAGCAAACAACATGAACGCAAACCTCAAAGCTGAATTGGTCAAAGAGTTCACCGCACAAATCACCCGTAGCGTGACCAGCACCTTTAACTACCTCGTTGAGCAGTTTGGACCCACAGTCAGCGGTGTGTACAACTCTCGCAGCGCTAGCGTGTGGCGAAACACTGTGCAATTTTGCGTTGTAAGAACAGGGACAGGCACTCGTAGGGATGAGCCTTTCGTGCTTTGCGAGCAGCGTCTTGCAAAGTTTGCAGCAGCGCTGGCAGACCAGTGGGCCACCGAGGTTCTTGGTAAGGTCGATGCAAAAGTTGGTGAGTTGACCGATCCCAATGTTGTGTACGCAGGTTCAGCCAACTTCGTGATTACCGGCACCAAGAATGGCCGCGGTGTCCGTATCGACCAACAGCAAATCATCAACTGCTCATCAAAGGGTACGCTGTTCAACCAGTACCCAAGCCGCATTTATGTCGATGGCAAGTTCACCCCCGCATCAAAGTTCGCAGCAATCTAATCAAACCGGGGCCTCGGCCCCTCAGCAAACCAGGAGCAAACAGCATGGACAAGCAAAAGTTTATTGATCAGATCATCTTCCACGACGACGATAGATGGGTAGTCCTCGGAGCAGGCGCACAGCGCGATGGCAATACCTTCTGTCACCTTGCAAGCACAAGCCGTGGCCGCCAGCAAAAGAATGGCTGGAGGCCTGTGCAGATCTGCGATTGGGTGAGCACTGAAGTGCTCGAAGCAGCCGTAAAGCGTGACACGGGTGCATGGATCAAAGGCACCGAAGATGATGATGAGGCTTACGACTACATCCCTTCAGCAGCAGAACTTAGCTAATTAAACCCCGGGGCTACGGCCCCACCACCTGGAGCAAACACCATGAGCAAATTCGACATAACCGTTCAGACTGAAGACTACGAGAGCATCAAGCTCAGTGACTACGATGACAACCTTTGGCTGTCAGTGTGGAAGATTGGCAGCCACTGCTCAGCGAACCTAACCCGCGATCAAGTCATTGAATTGCGTGATGCCCTTAACCAATTCCTTGCCATGCATGAGGTTGCCAACACAGCAGAGAGCGCATAAACTGAGCTTGGCAGTCCATGTGACGACTTTCCCTGAGATCCTCTGTACTTCCCAACAGAGTTACACCCCCGCCCTGGGGGTTCTTTTTTTGGTAAAGCTGTAGTAAAATCAATCAGTTAGACCTTGCCTTGCGCAAGCAATTGCCACCAGCCCACCAAAACCCTATCATCTGCGGATCTTATGTCACTGGAAGATGTGATGCCCAAAACCGCCAAACCCAAAGCCCAGGCCGCGCCCAAGAAAACTGGCCGCCCCAGCAAATACACCCCCGAGATCGCACAAGAGATCGTGGAGCGCTTAAGCAACGCTGAGCCACTGAGACAGATATGCCGAGATGAAGGTATGCCAGCATGGCAAACGATATATGACTGGATGTATCGGGATGATGCTTTGGGTGCGGAGGGCGTCGGTCTTTCCAGAGCGATCGCACGCGCACGGGAGATCGGCTACGACAAGATGGCCGAGGAGTGCCTCGAGCTAGCCGACACGCCCAAGTGGGGTACCAAGCAGGTCGAGACTGAAGGCGGCATCATAGTCACCAGGGAGGACATGCTTGGCCACCGCAAGCTGCAGATCGAGACACGGCTCAAGCTGCTGGCCAAGTGGAACCCCAAAAAGTACGGTGAGAGATTGACTCACGCTGGCGATGCTGACAATCCCGTAGCCGTGCAGGCTGACATTAGTATCTTCGACGCCATGCTCAAGAACCTCGAGGCTAAGAGACAGCTTGGGGACAAGTGACCTTGAGGCCCTGCTCAAAGATCCACAGATCCGCGAGCAGTACACCAGGCTAGAGCCACAGGCGGCTGCTGCCTGGGCCTGGCGCATGATGTGGCTCACTCGAGCACTCAAGCACCAGATCCTACCGCACGGGGATTGGTGGTCCATATGGCTCATGCTGGCAGGCCGCGGTGCCGGCAAGACTCGAACTGCAGCCGAGCAGATTGGCTGGTGGGCACAGTCCTACAAAGCCACCAGATGGCTCGTGGCGGCCCCAACGAGCAGTGACGTAAGGGGTACATGCTTCGAGGGCGATTCGGGCCTCCTGAGCGTGATTCCTGCGGTCCTGATCGCTGATTACAACAAGGCCTTGCATGAGATCAAGCTTACCAACGGCTCGCTGATCAAGGGCATACCCGCCTCGGAGCCTGAGCGCTTCCGCGGTCCACAGTTCCACGGTGGCTGGCTCGATGAGTTAGCCGCCTGGGAGTACATCCAGGAAGCCTGGGACCAGATCCAGTTTGGTATGCGCTTGAAGCTGCCTGACATGAAGACCAGGCTGATCTGCACGACAACACCCAAGCCCAAGGACCTGATCATCGATCTGATCAGCCGCGAGGGCGATGATGTAGTGCTTACCACGGCAAGCACTTACTCAAACCTGGATAATCTGAGTGAGAACTTCAAGCGCCAGATCCTGCAGTACGAGGGCACCAAGCTTGGAAGGCAGGAGATCTACGCTGAGATCATCGACCCCGAGGAAGGAGGTATAGTCCAACGGGATTGGTTCAAGCTTTGGCCTGCTGACAAACCCATACCCAAGCTCGAGTATGTGGTCCAGTCCTATGACTGCGCCTACACGGAGAAGACGGTCAACGATCCCACTGCAAGCATCACTTTCGGTGTCTTCAAACCTACTGACGGTGGCATGTGCGTACTGATCATCGACGCCTGGCAGGACAGGCTGCAGTACCCTGACCTGAAGCCCAAGGTCATTGACGAGTTCGAGATCATCTTCGGTGAGGGCAAGACCGCCAAGAAGGTGGACCTCGTCCTGGTCGAGGACAAGGCTGCCGGCATCGTGCTGATCCAGGACTTGCAGCGCGCACACATCCCCGTGAGGGCCTACAACCCCGGCAGGGCTGACAAGATCCAGCGCCTGAGCATTGTGGCCAACATCGTGAAGGCAGGAAGGGTGTATGTGCCCGAGTCGAGCAACAGGCCGGGCTATGTCCGCGACTGGGCTGAGGCCATGGTCACGCAGATCTGCAGCTTCCCGAATACCGACCACGATGACTTTTGCGATGCCTTCAGCCAGGCACTCAGATACCTCAGAGATGCAAGCTGGCTCAACATCGACCCGCTACCGCCTGATGATTACGATCCCGAGGATTATGTGGACGCAGGCATTACGAGGACCAATCCGTATGCAAGCTAACCGCAAAGAGTTATCATCCCGCGCAAACGGAGGCCGATGATGCCCAAGCCAACAGACGCGAAGAAGGTACTCGAGATGCTGTACGGTGCGCCCAAGCCTGCCGTCGTGCTGGGCAAGAAGCCCATCCGCGGCAATCCCGAGGACTTCGAATACGCTAGTGGCGGTGCAGTTGGTTTGCAAGGTGGTGGTACGCCGCTCGATCAAGTAAAGGATGACTTAACAATCCTTCCTGAAGAAGACGCGTGGAATTTATTGAAGGGTCTGGATCGCATTTACACACCGAAAATTGGCGAGTACATCGCAGATGTCCAGTCGCCAGCAGAGTTGCTTGGTCGCATCAAGGATCTTGATCCTGAATATGTGGACGCTTTAACAAGTGGTCTTTCGGATTTGATTAGTCAAACGCAGCCTACGGGGCCTAACAGCTTTGACTCAGTGCCCAAGTACCATGGCTCGGACCCATTAGATAAGCTTAATCGCCAAGAGATTGACGAGGCTGCATGGCAGGTTTATGAGAATCCTGCGCTGGCCTCAACCTTTGTGAATGTGCTGCAAAACCCGCTGGCTTACACGATGACCGAATCGGCGGTTGATCAGCCAAGAGATATAAAAGCAGAGATTTGGAATGAGGCATTCCCAAAATGGAAAGAGGATTTATTAGGCGCTCCCGCTGACATTCAGCCCTTAACGAAGCAGCCTGAAGACGAGGAGCTTGGATCAAGCTACCAGGGTTTGACGCCTTTACTCCAGGCTAGGTTTGGTGATAAAGGCCAGCAGGAATACCGCACTGGCGGCGTAGTCCACATGCAAGACGGTGGCGATCCCACTGACCGCTTCATGGGCAAGACGCCCAAGCGCGGTGTGTCCTCATTGCCAGGCTATGGCCAAGGCAACATTTTGCAAGACATCGAGTCAGTGGCCCCGCGTTTCGCTGGCGGTATTGATGCAGCACTTACGGGCCTGCCGATTGTTGGTCGCACCTTGGTATCACCTGCCGTCACTGCCGGCACCTTTATCAAAGAAGCAATCAAGAGCGGCGACCCTTCAGACACAGGGCCATTACAGCGCGCCATAGAAGCCTCTCAGGACTTCATTACAGGCGATATGAGGCCCATGCAGACGGAGCTTGGCCCTGAGTACCTTGAGAGCACCGCCGAGGGCTTAGAGCGCCTGATACGCGAGTCTAAGCTGCCGCCCATCCTTCCCCAAATGTGGACTTCCGCAGCCATGCCTGGCGCAGTGGGAGCAATTAAAGGTGTGGCAAAAACAGCAACAAAAGCAAATATTCCTGAAGTCTCAGCACCAAAGGCTGCGACAATTCCTGTCCAAGGAGTGACATATGAAACAGCCACAGAAGGACCGTTCTACCGCGTCCGTCCTAGCGTCTCTCAAGCGCCTGCAGGCCAGCGTCGAGGCACGCTCGAAAGCGATGGGACTGAAGCCGGACAGCGTCCCGCAGGAGGAACTGGAAGCGATGTTCCGCAACCAATTACGAATGAAGCAGTACAGCAAGTAATGGCTGACCCGGCGAACTTTGTTCGTCAGTCAGCAGACACTTATGTGCAAGAGGCCTTCGGCAGGCCTTATGAACTGCCAGAGATTTCTGAAAGCTCCATCTTCAAGCAGGCGCCCATTGGCCGCGCCTTCATGCTTGCGACCACTGAAGACCCGACATATAAACAAACCATCTTCAATGAATATGCCAGGCAAATGCCTGAAGTCATTAAGCAATCAGGCGCAAAAAATTATGACGAGTTGGTGGCCGCTTCCTACCGACAGATGGCTAAGGAAACCAATGAGCAATTTAAGCGTCTTCCGATCAGCCTTTCGTATCATCGAGCAGGCGAAGGAAACTATCGCAACAGCAAGCAAATGCTGCAAGATGTTTATGGCAACAAGCACCTGTATGTCTTCCAGGGTGGCGATGAGCATCCCTACTTAAAAGCTGTCGATCCTGAAACAGGATTGAATGAGAATGAAAAGTTTCGTGCTGTGCATGACTTCTTTGGCCATGCAATTCACGGCAACGAGTTTGGTCCCAAGGGCGAGGAGACTGCTTGGGCAGCCCACAGTCAGATGTACTCGCCCCTTGCACGCTTGGCTATGAGCACTGAGACACGAGGCCAAAACAGTACGGTTAACTACACCCCACTGAATGCCGCACTCAAGCGCACCATCAATGAACTGAACATGCAGCGCTACGAGGCCAATCGTCGCGGCAAAACTGAACTAGTCAAAGAGATTGATTCACAGTTGAAAGAAGCATGGAATGGTTTTCAGTTTGCCCCACAAAAGCCAGTGCTTTTGCCACCCGAGTTTTTAAGCACAAAGTACGAAGGCGAGATGCCTGATTACTTGCGAGGACTGATCAAGCCCGAGGAAGGCACCTTCGTCAACATGCCCATGATGCACTTCAGCAAGCAGGCAGGGTTGACTGAAACAGATCCGGCGTTTTACGGCACGGGCATCAAGGGCGAGGAGGCCGCGCGTTTAGGTGGCACTGGCTCGGTCAGACCCAGGACTTACTTCTACACCGATGAAAGCGTGACACCTGAGCCTGGCTTAGGACCCCATCGTTATCGTGCCATGGGTGAAAATCTTTATGACCTGGCGGCTGACCCTCTCATGCTTAACATGCTGGCCAAAGAAACCACGCGCATCCCGATGACGGCAAGCTCTAACAAAGGATTGGCGCAGCCTACTGAGGCAACCAATGCGCTCGAGCGATTAATCCGCGACTATGGATATGCCGGTTACATCAATCCACAGTCAACGAAGCCGAGCGCCGTGATGTTTGGCAAAGTGCCAGTAACCCCTTACAAGCAGGGTGGTCCCATGAGGCGAGTTCACATATCTGACAACCCTGACACCATGGCGCTTGAGTTAGCCATGGGCGGTGCTGTGCGCATGGCTGGCGGCGGTAAGCTTGAAAAGATTGCCAAAGCATCTAAAGCTGTGGCTTATACAGCGCGTGAGCTAAGGAATGAAGCCAACAAGGTGGCCAAGGCCATCGCTAAAGAAGATCCCAACATGGCGCCGGAAGATGTGCAAAAGCGCGCCGCTGCAATTGCCGAGAAAAACCTTACTTGGACCAAGCAACAAAAACCGGCCCTTGAAAAGAAATTTGGCAAATTGATTGATGCACCCGCCTCCGCATCAATAGGCGATCGCTTACAGAATGTGCCCGAGGCTGTTGAACGACGCGCCCAAAAGGCCGAAGAGTTCCTCGCGCAACCCACCGAGCCTTGGCAGCCGCCGCGTGCTGAACTGCAGGCATTTGATCGATCGCTCATCAAAGACGCCATGGAAGGCTTTCCTGGCATTGAACAAACAGCATTCCCGCGCTACTCGCCCCCAAGGGCCAACATTGGTTACATCGACGAGATTTACCAAGACCCGCGCAATCGAGCGCTCATTGAGATGCAGATCAAACGCGGGCTGCCCCTGGGCGGTGAAACTTTTTACCCCTCGCTTTATCCCATGAAGATGGCGGCACTTGAGCGCGGCATACCCGAGGAAAAATTTAATCAGTTTATCTACAGCACTGCTCCGGCATCGGCGCGCAACTCCATCCTAAATGAAATGGCAGTCGGCCAATTCCTGCGCGATATGAATGCGCGAGGCTTGCCGCTTGATGAGGAAACCGTCAAGCGCGAGATGGAAGCATTCAAGCAAAAGTACGGCACTGGTCTGCCATTGATGCCCGTACATCGTGAAGGCGTGAGAAATGTCCTTGAAGGCAATCTTGACCTGCGCGAGTTGTCAAAAGCAGACATACCAGTCAATTACAAAATCCCAACTTATGGCACGCAAAAGGCCGGTGACTTTGGCAAGTCAGTGGTGCTTGATGTGCATGAGGCATCGGGCGAAACACAAGCAAGCCGCTTTCACCCTTACTTTACTAAGCAGGGTGGATTTGGCTCAACTGAGTATGGCGCTGCAGAACAGCAAATGCTGGACATCGCTAAGGGCTTAGGCCTGCCTGGCGGCACGGCACAAGCTGGCCGCTGGTTTGGTGGTGGCGAATTGACCGGGTTAGTATCGCCCCGCGGTGACGCATTAGATTTACTTGAGCGCCAAGCCGCTTATACGCTTAACGGCATGGGCGTGAAGCCCACGCCACGCAATGTGCGCAACTACTTGCTTGACATGATTGAAACGGGCGAAGGTGTCTTGATGCCTTACTACAGCAAAAAAGTGCCGTTGCCCGATGTCCGCACCGAGAAAAAGAAGGGCGGCGCCGTGAAGAAGTCAGCGCTTGATAGCGTTAAACGAGGATACAAACATGCCTGAGATGCCTATTGAGCAGGACTATGGCCGCTTCATTAGCGGTATGGCCGATGATGAGGTGCCCGTTGCTGATATGTCAGCCGAGTTGCCCGATGAAACTGCTGAGATTGAGGAGCTTCCTGACGGCTCGGCAGTAGTTCACATGCCAAGCACCAAAGGGCCGCTTGAAGATCCTGACTTTTACGAGAACCTGGCCGATGTTATCGATCCCATGGATTTGGATTCGATGGCCATGCGCTACTTGGACCTGCTGAAAAAGGACCAGACAGCGCGCGAAGACCGCGATAAGCAGTACGAAGAGGGCATCAAGCGCACGGGCATGGGCAAAGACGCCCCTGGTGGCGCTACGTTCTTCGGTGCCAGCAAGGTAGTACACCCGGTTATTGCTGAAGCTTGCGTGGATTTCGCATCAAGGACCATCAAGGAGCTATTCCCACCTGATGGCCCGGTCAAAACCAAGATCCTTGGTGAGACTGATGAGGAAAAAACCAAGCGTGCAGAGCGCAAACGCGACTGGATGAACTGGCAGCTAACCGAGCAGATCGAAGAATTCCGCGATGAGCAAGAGCAACTGCTCACGCAACTGCCCCTTGGCGGCTCGCAGTACCTAAAACTGTACTGGGATGACAAAAAACTGCGCCCGGTGGCTGAGTTTTTGCCGATTGACAAGGTCCTGATCCCGTTTGCAGCCACGAATTTTTACACCGCACAGCGTGCTGCAGAGATTCATGACATCACTGAGTTTGAATTCAACCAACGAATTGACTCAGGCTTGTACCGTGACATCAGTTTGACTCGCGTAAGCCTGGAACCTGAGCCAACTCGGCCAGAAAAAGCCAACAACAAGATCGAAGGACGTAAAGCAGAGGAAAACATCGACGGTATGCGCCGTGTTTTTCACATTTACACCTACCTCGAGCTTGAAGATGACACTTATTCCAAGGGTGAAATGGCGCCTTACATCCTGATGGTGGATGAAATCGACCGTGAAGTGGTCGGCTTGTACCGAAACTGGGAAGAAGGTGATGAAACCATGGAAAAACTCGACTGGGTGGTCGAGTACAAGTTCATTCCCTGGCGCGGTGCCTACGCTATTGGGATGCCCCACCTCATTGGTGGCCTGGCAGCAGCACTTACTGGAAGCTTACGGGCGCTTTTAGATGCCGCGCACATCAATAACGCCCCTGCCACGCTCAAATTGAAGGGTGCCAAGGTCTCAGGCCAGTCCGTTCAGGCCGATGTGACGCAGGTGGTCGAGATTGAAGCTGCACCAGGCGTGGATGACATCCGCAAGATTGCAATGCCCATGCCGTTTAACCCGCCAAGCCCCGTGTTATTTGAGCTTTTGGGCTACTTAGACAAGGCTGCCAAGGGTGTAGTGACCACCGCCGAGGAAAAGATCGCTGACATCAATTCCCAGGCTCCTGTTGGCACGACACAAGCACTGATTGAGCAGGGTGCCGCCGTGTTTTCGGCTATTCATGCTCGATTGCACAAGTCACAGGGCCGCGTACTGAAGATTTTGCAGCGCCTTAACCGCTGGTACATCGAAGACATGCGCCGCGGTGAGGATGTGGTCGATCTGGAGGTCCAACCCGGCGATTTTGAGCGCATGGGAGATGTGGTACCCGTCTCAGACCCCAATATCTTTTCTGAAACCCAGCGCATGGCGCAGATTCAGGCGGTTTTGGCACGATCAGACAAGGCACCTGACCTGTATGACCGCCGTGCGGTTGAAGAGCGCCTGCTCAAGCAGCTAAAGATCCCTGGCATCAACGAATTGCTCAAAGGCACCCCGGTTCCCGAGGAGCGCCCAGCATCTGATGAGAATGTGGCCATGGCACTGGGTCAGAATGCCTACGCCTACCCGCACCAGGACCAGTTATCGCACATCCAAACGCACCTGGACTTCGCGCTTAATCCTGCTTTTGGTGGCAATCCCATCATGGCATCGTTCTACCTGCCGCGGGTGCTTGAGCACATCAAGCAGCACATGGTCTTATGGTACTTAGGTCGCATGAATGGCTATGTAAACAAGGCCCGTGGCAAGCCCATGGCAGAGAGCGATTACGAGAACAAGATGCTGACCTCGGAAATCGACAAGACCTTTGCTATTGCATCGCAGCATGTCATGCAAGACACCAACGCAGCCTTCCAGCAAATGGTGCCCAAGCTGCAGCAACTCATGCAAGCCATGCAGCAACTTACGCCCCAGCCGCAACTGCCGCCTGAAGCGCAAGTGCTCAAGGAAACCAGCCTGGCAGAAACCCAGCGCCGCGCACAGCGCGATCAGGCTGAGATGCAACTCAAAGGTGCCGACATGCAGCAACGTGGCCAGATTGACATGGCACGACTGCAAGGCGATCAACAACGCGCAGCCGAGCGTGATCAGTTGGATGTGGCGCTTAACGCTACAAACAACCTCACCAAGGAGCGCATAGCAACTGCACAACTCACCCAGAAGGATGAGCAATTGCAGGCAGAGCAGTATGAGACTGCTATCCGGCTTCAAAACGAAGCACAACGCAACTTAGGAGCTAATCGTGGCCCAACCATCCAGTAAAGACATCAAAGACCTCGAGGCCGTGCCTTATCACAAGCGCATTGCGATGGGTGCAAACCTTGACGGCACCAGCCTGCAATCCAAAGGCCAAACCCAGCAACCCAAGACCAAAGGAGGCGCACTGCCGGCTAAGAAAAAGTGAACCCTATAGCGGACCTGGTCCGTGACATCAAGATACGCCAGGCTGAAATAAGCCAGTCCTTGGCAGCAGGCAATGCTGCGAATTGGGAAACGTATCAGCGCACGGTCGGGATGTATCTGGCGTTTGAACAAACGCTCCAGATGATTGACTCAATTTTGAGAGATGAAGATGAATATGAATGAACCAGTAGCGTCTAACGACGCTGAGATGGCTTGGGCATTTCCGAGCGTAGATCCTGGTGCAAAACCTCTTGGTGGCCGTGTGATGGTACAGATCCGTCGGTCCAAGAAGAAAACCACCAAGGGCGGTATTGTGCTGGTCGAAGAGACCAAAGAGACGGAGAAGTGGAACACGCAAGTGGCCAAGGTTATTGAGATTGGACCGCTCGCGTTTTGCCATCGTGACACCATGAAACCCTGGCCGGAAGGCTCTTGGTGCGTGGTGGGTGATTACATCCGCGTACCTAAGTGGGGCGGCGATCGCTGGGAAGTCAAAGTACCCGGTGAGGATCAAAACGAAGATCCAGCGCTTTTCATGATCATCAATGACCATGAAGTCATCGCAAAAATCACGGGTAATCCGCTCGACACGAGGGCATTCCTATGAGTACTGAAAATGAAGATCAAGTTACGATCAAGGAGCAAGCGGACGGCTCGGTCACCGTTGACCTTCCTGACTCGATTCAAATTGCGCAGTCGGACGACACGCCGCCCGAGAACAAAGCTGAAGGCGATGATGTTCCTGGCGATGATGATCCCCCTAGCGATGACGAACTCGATTCCTTACGGGCTGCCCGGCGCGAGCGTCGGCGTGCGAAAAAGGATTTAGTCCGCAAGACCCAGGCTGAGAAGGATGAGCGCCTGGCATTGTTGCAGCGCCGCAATCAAGAGTTGGAGGAGCGGCTCTCAGTCATCGAGCACCGCACGCACGCTAACGACCTGGCCCAGATTGACAAGGCCATGCAAGATGGCGAGCTTCGCGTCCGCTATGCCAAGATGAAACTGGCTGAAGCAGTGCAAGCCCAAGATGGTGAAGCTGCAGCCCAAGCCAATGAGATGCTGCTTGATGAGCGCCAAAAGCTTGAGTCCTTGAAAAACTTCAAGCAACGAGCCGTTCAGCCGCAGCAAAAAGCAAACATCCCTGACGCTGGTGTGCAACGCCAGATCGCGGCTTGGATGGAGCGCAATTCGTGGTTCGACCCTGAGCGCAAAGACCTGGACAGCAAGATCGCTAAACAGGTCGATGAGCAGTTGCATGCTGAGGGTTGGGACCCAGGAACATCAGACTATTGGCAGGAGATGGATAACCGCTTGCGGAAGTACATCCCACACCGATACAATGATGACTATGAGGAAAGTTCCTCTAGGCGAAAACCGAGGAGTCCAGTGACTAGTTCTGGCCGTGAGAACGCAGCGTCCGCAGGTGGGCGTCAATCCTTTCAGCTTGAGCCTGACCAGGTGAAAGCAATGAAAGATGCTGGGTTTTGGGACGACCCCAAGAAACGACTCAGCATGATCAAGCGTTACGCAGCACAAGCACAACAGAGACTGAAAGGGTAAGCCATGGAATCTCGACTCAAAAAATCGATCACTGCAGGTGGCCGTCATACTCGCGCAAGCGAAGATCACTCGCGCCTTCCAGCAGAGGACCAGTTCGCTAGTACACAGGACATTGACCAAATGTGGAGTGACGAGTGGACACAAAGCGCCTTGCCAAAGGTCCCAGACATTCCTGGGTTCCATCTTTGCTGGCTTTCCACCACAAACAGCTACGACACCATTGATAAGCGTATTCGACTTGGGTACACGCCTGTGCTTGCAGATGAGCTACCTGGGTATGAGAACTATCGCGTAAAAGCTGGCGAGCATGTGGGTCACATCGCGTGTAACGAGATGTTGCTGTTCAAGATCCCAATGGATCTCTATCAACGCGTCATGACGCACTTCCATTACCAAAAACCAATGGAAGCAACTCAAGCGATCATGGAGCGTATGGAAGAGCTTCAGCAGGGTGTTGATAGTTCAGGGCATAGGCTCCTGAAAACGGAAGGCGAAGGTTTTGGCAATGTTGCAAAATCATCCGTTAACCGACCCCCGGTATTCGAGGGTTAACCTGGAGTTCTAAAATGTCTGCAACCTTAGCACCCTTTGGTTTGCGGCCTGCCTACCACCCCAGCGGTCTTGACCGCGCACAGGGCCTTGCGAATGTCATTCAGAGCACCTACGCTCAAAACATTCTCAAGGGTCAGGCTGTAAAACTTGATCCAACAACCGGCTATGTGGTTCGTGCTGCAAGTGGCGATCCCATTTATGGCGTCTTTGATGGCGTCGAGTGGACTGACACGACTGGCCGCCGCCGCGTTTCTAACTGCTGGCCCTCTGGTACCGCCTATCAGACTGGTTCGCTGATCGCTTACATTTGGACTGATCCTCAAGTGGTTTATGAGATTCAGGCTGAAGGTTCGATTGCGCAAACCGCGCTTGGCCAAGAGTTTGACATCACCAACCCGTACAACCCGACCACGGGTGATCCGACGCTGGTGGGTCTATCTCAAGCCACGATGGGCACGACTGCTGCGAGCGCTAACGCAACCAAGACTTTGCGCGTTATCGACCTGGCACCGTATCCGGGCAACGCATGGGGCGATGCGTACACGATCGTTCGTGTCCAAATCGCTGAGTTCCAGTACGCTGGTATTTACGAAGGTGCGGCGGTTGCATACCCCGTGACCATCGCTTAAAGGAGGGCTAGATCATGGCAGCCCCAATGCGCAGTACCGACTTTCGTTCGATTGTTGAGCCAATCCTCAACGAGTGTTTTGACGGAGTCTATGATCAGCGTGCCGACGAGTGGTCGCGTGTTTTCCGCGAGCAACAAGGCATTCCCCGTAACTACCACGAAGAGCCTGTGCTCTACGGTTTTGGCTTGGCACCGTTGCTTCCTGACGGCAGCCCAGTCACTTACCAGCAGGGCGGCGTACTCTTCCTCAAGCGCTATGTTTACAGTGTGTATGGCCTGGCCTTCGCACTGACCAAAGTGCTTGTTGAGGATGGCGATCACATCCGCATCGGCTCGGTCTATGCCCGTCACTTGGCACAGTCCCTGGTTGAAACCAAGGAAACCCTGTGCGCCAACGTGCTGAACAACGCCTTTACTGGCGGTCAGTATGCTGGTGGCGACGGCGTGGCACTTAACAGTGCTTCGCACCCCATCGTGAATGGCACTTTCAGCAACCTGCTGACCAATGCTGCTGTTCTCAGCCAGACCTCGCTTGAGCAAATGCTCATTCAGATCCGTCAGGCAGTGGACAACAACGGCAAGAAGATCCGTCTCGTGCCACGACAGCTTGTCGTTGCTCCTGGCAACATCTTCCAGGCTGAGGTCCTGCTGAAGTCCGTCTTGCGTGCCGGCCAGGCAAACAATGACATCAACCCAGTCAAATCCATCGGCTTGCTCGATGAAGGCGCTGCGGTCCTGTCACGTTTGACCTCGAGCACTGCATGGTGGGTCCAGACCGATGCGCCCGAGGGCATGAAGCTCATGATGCGCCGCGGCCTTGAGAAGACCATGGAAGGTGACTTTGAAACCGACACCATGCGCTACAAGGCAACTGAGCGTTATGACGTTGGCTTCACTGATCCCCGTGCCATGTACGGTACGCCCGGCGTCTAAGGAAACCAGGGGGCTTCGGCCCCCGTCTTATAGGAGTTAAAGCATGACTACGACTCGGTTTCCTAATGGGGTCACCAATGTGGGTGAGCAGTCGCTGTTTGCCGAATTAGGGCAGCCAGCAGCTACGAACTTCCACACCTACTTTGAAGACTTCGACTATTACACCGCGGCTAACTGGACCGTTACAGAGACGCAAGCAGGCGCAACCCAAGCGCTTACTGATGGCGATGGTGGCTTATTGCTGTTGACCAACACGGCTGCAGACAACGACCTGGTAGCACTTCAAAAGGTTGGTGAATCGTACCGTTTTGCTTCGGGCAAGAAACTGTTTTTTGAGGGTCGCTTCAAGGTCAGCAATGCAACAGAGTCTGACGTTGTTATGGGCCTTCAAATTACTGACGCTACCCCGCTTGATGTTAGTGATGGCGTGTTTTTCTTAAAGAGTGACGGGTCAACAACGATCAGTTTGCTTGTAGAGAAAAATGGCACCGCGACCACGACATCTGTTGGTACGCTGGCAGATGACACCTACATCCGCCTTGGCTTTTACTACGATGGCAACTCGTCCATTCAAGCTTTTGTGAATGGCACTTATGTTGCCACCTCAGCAACCACAAATTTGGTGGATGATGAGGACTTGACGGTATCGTTTGCACTTCAAAACGGTAACGCCGTGGCAAGAACCATGACGGTGGACTACGTTTATGTAGCCAAGGAGCGGTAATCATGGGCCAATTCAAGCCGATGGTCAAAATGATGACCACTGAGCCTTCAGTCATTCTGAAGCTCAAAAAAGGCGGTCATGTTTCCATGAAGCATGGTGGCAAGTCGGATGGCCACAAAATGATGAACGGCGGCGTGATGGCTGGACTTGCTGAAGGCCCGGCTCCAAGCCGCATGCAGATGGGTCAGGGTACGTTACCTGGCCGCGCACCTGCACGTCCATCATTGGCCATGCGTCGCAAGATGGCGCGCCCCATGATGAAGGAAGGTGGCGAGTCCAAGGCGGAACACGCAGCCGAAATGAAGAAGATGGCAGGCACTGAGGCTAAGCTTAAAAAGCACGCTTCCATGCCAGCATCGAAGGCCCACAAAGGCCTTGCAACCGGCGGTGTGGTAATGGGCCAGGGTGGCTACAAAGATGGCGGCATCATCAAAGTAGCAGCATCCGAGAAGGGCGCCAAGGGCTATGACAAAACCAAGATGGACACGGCTGAAGGTGAGCATCACACGCCTAAAAAGACGGGTGAAGTGTCCATGGGCAAGCCTGGTGGCTACAAGCGTGGCGGCTCTGCTTATGCCAAGGGTGGCGGCGTTGAGGGTAATGTCTCAACGTCCAAGCCTGGTGTAAGCAATACCACCACAGGCGAAGTCAAGAAGGGCAATGCTGGCGGCTTCAAGAAAGGTGGTGCCTTAAAAAAGCACTACGCTACGGGGGGGCTTGTTGATTCAGGCAAACCCGTAGCCTACCCCAAGCACCCAGTATCCAAGCCTGTAGCTAACACCATTCAATCGGGCACGTTCAAGAAGGGCGGCAAGGTCAAATACGACACGGGCGGTAAAGTGGACGTATCCAAACCTGTTGCTGATCCCGAGGCCACCGCGGCGAAAGCCAAGCGTGAGCTTGAGGATGCCTTGAATCCCGTAAGCATGGTCAAAGAGCTTGGTGGCAAGTTAATGGACAAGATCCGCGGTAAGGGATCAGTCACTGAGACCAAAGAATCGGTCACAGTAACACCACCCCAAGCAAGGCGCAAAGCAGGCGGCGCGTGCTAGATTGCGGGGGCTTCGGCCCCTGCATCACATTGAAGGACAATCATGAAGGTAGTGACCGTATCCAAGACTGGTACAGGCTCAAGTAGCACCGTGGTCATGAATACCAACATCAGCCCATTCAATGTGGGCTTTGGTGTCACGGTATCAGGCACGGTTGATTACACCGTCCAGCACTCATTTGACGACCCTGCAGGCACCATTTCCAACTGGTTTAGTCATCCCACGGTGGCTGGCGAAGTGGCCGCTGCTGATGGCAACTATGCATTTCCGGTGACGGCCATCAAGCTGCTAGTCAACTCAGGCTCTGGCACTGCAACGCTTAAGCTCGTTCAAGCAGGTATTTGATGGCACCTGTTGGCTACTCAAGCGTTGCCAACCAAGCCAATACCTCGGATGGCTTTGCATTAGGCGTTGGTGCCCAAAATGTCATCGGAGGCACTGACTACGGCCTTGATGTTGGCGATGATGGTGTAGTTGATACTTACGGCACTATTCCGCCAACCACGTTTTATATCCTGGATGAGACAACGCCAGGGTATGTGCTGCAAGAAGACAGCAGCAAAATTGTTTTGGAGCAATCATAATGGCCGACCAGAAAATTAGCGCAATGCCAGCAGCCGCAACGCTGACGGGCGCAGAGCTTGTGCCGTTAGTGCAAAGTGGCGCGAATGTGCGATCAACCATTAGCTCTTTGAGAGCTTTTGGCGCAGCTTATGGCGGCTTTAGCAGCACCCTAGATCAGACGGGAAGCACCACCGCTGGCACGGCCATGACTTGCAACACTACGGATATTGCCGATGGCATTACCCTGGTTAGCAGTAGCCGTTTTACGGTGCCCAATGACGGCATTTATAACTTTCAGTTCAGCGCCCAATTCAAGAATGTCGCTAACGAGCAGCACATTGTCACGATTTGGATGAAGGTCAACGGTTCAGATCTTGCCAACTCATCGACGCAAGTTACGGTGCCGGCGCGTAAGAATGCAGGCATCTTTGGTTTTGCGGTGGCCGCCTGGAACTTTTACTTAGATTTGAACGCCACTAACTATGTGCAGTTGTTTTGGCTGCCTGAATCAACGGATGTAACGCTTGAGGCACTGCCATCAAGTGTGACGCCTGCGTACCCGGCCATCCCTTCGTTGATTGTTACCATGGGGCAGATAGCTTAAATGCCTGCCAAGACTAAAGCGCAGTTCCGGCTGATGAAAGCGGCTGAGAACAATCCCAAGTTTGCCAAGAAAGTAGGCATTCGACCTGATGTGGCTGCAGAGTTTACGCAGTCCAACGTGAAAGGGAAATCGTATGCAAAACTTCCTGAACGGCTTAAAGACGGCGGTCCGAGCCTTGCGATTGGCCGCGGTGAGAAGCTTCCGGCAGATCAGGGCGCGGGTCTTACCGCCAAGGGTAGAGCGAAGTACAACCGAGAAACAGGATCAAACCTGAAGGCTCCACAGCCCCAAGGAGGTCCAAGGCGTGATTCATTTTGCGCACGCATGGGTCCAGTGGCTCGCAAGTCTGAGCGTGGATCTCGAGCCAGGGCTTCAATGAAGCGCTGGAATTGCCCAGGGTGGTGAGATGTCTTATTCCGATACCTACGGTCAGGTTTTTAACGTCCAAACGCTGATTGACCACGCGGCAAGACGCTGTGGCAAGCTTGCTGAAGAGCTAACCAGCGAGCAATTGCTGACCGCGCGCGAGTCGCTGGGTTTTACGCTGACCAACCTGATCAACATCGGTATCCAATACTGGGCTGTGAAGAAGGAAGTCATCGGCCTTACGCCAGAAAAGTACATTTACACCCTGCCAGTGGGCGCCAATGACGCACTGAATGTGCTCTACCGGACCATGACACGGCCTGCTGGCAGCTACTCGAGCAGCGCTGGTGGCAATGCAGCCTACGCCGGGGATGATGATGTTGATACCTACTGCCTGCAAACAAGCACGAATGGCAATATTGCGATCAATTTTGGCACCAGCAACCCGATTTATGCTGGGTCAATCGGCCTGCTCCCCTATGTTTCTGGTGGTGGAAGTGCCACATGGACTCTCACCCTCGAGTATTCGACCGATGCTATTACCTGGAACACCTTGTATGACATCGGATCAGTGGTTGTAACCGACAAAAAGTGGGCCTGGTATGACATTGACCCCGGTCAGAGCGTCCAATACTACCGAGTAAGGGCCTCTGGCGGCACGACACTAGCCTTGCGTGAGTTTTATGTGGGCAATAACTCGCGTGAAATCCAAATGGCAAGGCTTAATCGTGATGATTACACCAATTTGCCCAACAAAAACTTTACGGCCAATCAGCCTTACCAGTTTTGGTTCAATCGGACGGTCCCACAGCCTGAAATTTACCTCTGGCCGGTGCCCAATGAGTGGTATGTGCAAATGACCGTCTGGTATTCCAAGCAAATCATGGATGTGGGCGATCTGACCGATGAATTGCAGATTCCGCAGCGGTGGTATCTGGCCACGATTGGCATGTTGGCGCACCAATTGAGCATGGAATTACCTGCTGTGCCCATGGAGCGCATCAAATACCTCGAGGATCAGGCTGGCAAGTACCTGGCACTGGCTGAGGCTGAAGAGCGCGATCGCAGCCCGATTTACTTTGCCCCCAACATCTCGGTTTACACAAAATAATGCCAATGTTTCTTGACACGGAGGGCTACAGCGACATCGCAATTGGTATTTGCGATCGTTGCCGCATGAAGCGCCCTCACGCCACGCTGGGACCTGACATTAACTTCCCAGGGCTGATGGTGTGTGAAGAAAATTGCAGAGACGAGAAAGATCCGTATCGCCTGCCAGCCCGGCAAACGGAGCGCATCAACCTGCGCTTTCCAAGGCCTGATGTATCGGTGGCCGCAATCCAGGATAATCTGGTGACAACGGATCAGCAAAATGTCATTGTCTCGACGGAAGGCAACACCCAGACGCCTGAGAACAATGGGAACCTTGATGGAATAGCGGTGTCACCATAATGGCCAATCAAACCATCACCCAGCTACCTACCGCGCAAGCACTGACTGGCACGGAGCTTGTGCCCATCGTGCAAGGCGGTGGCACGGTCAAAACGACGGTGGCAGATATTGCTGCAACGCCAGTCACCAACTACAGCTTTGTCACGGCAACCAGTGAAGGCTCACTGAGCCAGTCACGTCAACTGACAACATCAGGCAACGGCTTAACGCTTACTGATAACGGCGCTGGCTTAACCCTCGTTCTAAGCCTCTCAGGAGCCGCTGCAAGCCTCGTAGCCGCTGGGACGGGCATTCAGGTCAAGACCAGCGCAACAACGCTCACAGGCCGCTCTATTGCGGCTGGAACGGCAGGTCTGAGCGTTGCTGATGGCGACGGCATTGCAGGCGATCCTACGATCTCGCTTTCAGGTATTGTGCTGAACCTGGCGCAGTCCTCTGGCGTTGGTTTGCTAACCCGCACAAGTGGCAACAGCATTGGGATTGTGACCTTACAAGGCACGGCCAACGAAATCGATGTGGCCAATGGTACGGGCAATGGCGCAGATCCCACGGTGGGGCTTGCTGATAATCCGGTGGTGCCAGGGCTTGAAGGGATTGTGCTGCCATCAGGTGCTACAGGCGATCGCCCTGGCTCACCAACAAACGGAACCTTGCGCTACAACTCGCAAACAGGCACGTTTGAAGGCTATGCAAACAGCGCCTGGGGCGCGATTACAACCGGCACGGGTGTTACGTCAATCACTGCAGGCACGGGCCTTACAGGCGGCACAATCACCTCGACAGGCACCATTGCGATCGATAACACGGTTGTTGCTACGTTGACCGATGCACAAACGCTGACCAACAAAACCATCAGCGGTTCGAGCAATACGCTCACCAACATCAGCAATGCCAGCCTTACGAATAGCTCGGTAACTTACAACGGCGTGACAGTAGCCCTGGGGGCTTCAGGCACGATTACCGCGGCCAACCCGAATGCGCTGACGGTTGGCACAGGCTTGCAGCTTGACTCGGGCACAACGTATGACGGCTCGGCTGCCAAGACTATTTCGCTGACTAACACGTCAGTCACCATTGGATCAACGTCCATTGCCTTGGGTGCTACAAGTCTCACCCTGGCAGGGCTGACATCGGTAGCCGTTACGCAAGATCCCACAACCGCCTATCAACTGGCCACGAAGCAATACGTTGATGGCCTGGCATCAACCGGCCTGATTTACCATCAACCCGTTCAGGCTGCAACGACGCAATCCTTGGCCGCGCAAACGGGTGGCTCTGTAACGTATAACAACGGCACCTTGGGTGTTGGCGCAACGCTAACGCTTGGCGTGGCCCTGACAACGCTTGATGGTTACAGCCTTGTCAATGGCGATCGCATCCTTGTTAAGGATGAATCAAACCAAGCCCATAACGGTATTTACACTTGGGCTACGGGCGGCACGATCCTTACGCGTGCAACTGATGCTGACAGCTATGGCACGGGCACAAATGACTTAAGTGAGAACGATTACTTCTTCGTTCAGAATGGCACGGTAAACAAGGGCACATCGTATGTCTGCACGACAGCAGGCACGATTGTCTTTGGTACCACGGCCATTACCTTTGCTGAGTTCAGCACGTCCCAGGTTTATACCGGCTCATCACCGATCCAAGTCAGCGGCACAGTTATCTCGCTCAACACGGTACCAGTAGCCTCGGGCGGCACGAACATCACGAGCTACACAGCAGGCGACATCCTTTACGCCTCGGGCACCACGACGCTGTCAAAGCTCGGTATTGGCGCATCCACGCGCATCATGACGTCATCGGGTACAGCGCCCCAGTGGACTGACCCGGCAACGATTACGGTGGGCACGGCCACAACTGCAGGCTCTGTAACCAACTCGGTAACCTTTACCAATACGGGTGGCGCTTCGCCTGGCACGACGTTTAATGGCTCGGTAGCGCGCACGATTGACTACAGTACCGTCGGCGCACCCAAGGCTGATGGCACTGGCGCTTCAGGTACCTGGTCCATTAACATCAGCGGTAGTGCTGGCTCGGCCACAACGGCAACCAATGTTGCTGGCGGTGCTGCAGGCTCCCTGGTATATCAAACAGGCGCATCAACGACATCCACTCTGGCATTGGGCACACGAGGTTATGTCCTGAGAGCCGGCGCTTCAGCCCCCGAATGGGCAACGATTGACGGAGGTACTTTCTAATGCCAGCAACCAATTTCACGCCGATACAACTGTACCGGACTAACACGGCATCCAACACCCAACCCTCGGCTGGCAACTTAAATGCCGGCGAGCTTGCCATCAACTACAACGATGGCGGGATGATCCTGTTTGCCAAGAACAATTCGGGCACGGTCATCAAGCTGATGAACAACCCGGCAAACTTGCTATACCCCACGGCTGATGGTTCAGCAGGGCAGCCCATTAGAACGGACGGCTCAGGCACATTGAGTTTTGGCACGTTGGGTGTGGCAGGCGGTGGTACGGGACTTGCCACCACAACGGCTTATAGCGTGGTGTTTACGGGAACCACGGCAACGGGTAACTTCCAGGCTTCAGCAGGACCGGGAACTGCGGGGCATGTGCTGACATCAAACGGTGCTGGAGCATTACCCACCTTCCAGGCAACTTCAGGTATTTCCACTGGTAAAAGTATCGCTATGGCGATGATTTTTGGCTTCTAGGGATAGATCATGGCAAATCCAAATATTGTTAACGTCACGAGTATTTACGGAAACACTGCGTATGTGATTCCTAGTACAACGTCCGCCACTACAAACTGGACATATAACGGCACAACTGCACTGACGGGCTTAACTCCGGCAGCGAACACGGTGAACCGAGTTACCGAGATCGTTGTTTCTAACACCACCTCAAGCGCAGCAACGGCAACGGTGGCGATTGGCAACAACGCGACGTTCGGATCAGCGACGGTGGTGTCTTACATGGCCTATCAAATTAGCGTACCGGCCAACACCACGCTGATTGTGACTGACAAGACCACCTCCTTTTATGTGACGGAGAACCAATCAGTCGGTGTGACTTCGGGGACAGCTTCAGCCCTGACTTACACAGCGACGTTTGAGGCGATCACTTAAGGAGCGCGGCATGGCGATGCGCTATCCCGGTGGCTTGATTGCCACCTCTCCGGTTAATGCTGCTTACCCTTCGGGTGTCTGGACGCAAGCCCAGACGATCCCTTACGCCTCACAAAACGTCTGGCAAAACGATCAGTATTGGCCTTACACCACGCTATTGCTTCACGGTGATGGGACTAACGGAGCGCAAAACAACACGTTCCAAGACTCCTCAAGCAACAACTTCACGATCACGAGAAACGGCAACACCACACAGGGGGCCTTCACGCCGTTTCAGCAGAGCGGGTACTGGAGTAATTATTTTGATGGGACGGGAGATTATTTGACGCTTGCTTCAGGCGCTGCATTTGCGTTTGGCACAGGTGACTTTACGGTTGAGTGTTTTGTTTATATCAATTCATTCCCAGCAAACCCCGGCAGTGTTTATTTTGTTGACGCAAGAAATTCAAGTCAAACAGGCACTTGGGCGTTTTTAACAAATAATAACGGTACAGATCCAACACGACTTGATTGGTATACAGGAAGCACTGCGTTTACTGGTGCGGCTTTAACGGCAAATACATGGTCCCATATTGTATATACAAGGTCTAGTTCTACCTATGCTATTTTTATAAACGGCACTAGAGTTGCTACAGGAACGGATAGCACAAATTACAACGTATCACCGACAACCTCATATATTGCGGCGAGATATAGCGCAGATAACGCACTAAATGGGTACATGAGCAATTTGCGTGTCGTAAAAGGTTCTTCGGTTTATTCGCCGTCAAGTTCAACGCTAACCATTCCCACCACACCTCTTACAGCAATCACAAATACTCAACTCTTAACTTGCCAATCAAACAGGTTTGTTGATAACTCGGCCTCGCCGTTCACCCTCACGGTTTACGGCACCCCTTCCGTCCAAGCCTTTCAGCCTTTCCCCGGCCCAACCACATGGAGTGCAAGCGTACTGGGCGGTAGTGGGTACTTTGATGGGAGTGGGGATTATCTGACGGTTGAAACAGCGGCGGAATCTGCGTTAAACCTTACCGGCACTTTTACTTTTGAGTTTTGGTTTTATAGAAACGCCACAGGGGATATGTGGTTTTTTTCAAAAGGTGGCGGTGTTGACTCATGGAACACAACAAATGGAATTGCGTATCAAGCGATAATCGAGACTTCCACGTTCAAGTGGCAATTCAGTATAGGCGGGGGGAGTCTAGTCAGTATTGGTGTAACGGCACCAGCAATAAGTCAATGGGTGCATGTTGCTGTTGGTAGAGATGGAACTACCACCCGCGTCTGGGTAAATGGCTCAAGCATCGGGACGTCAACTTCAACGCCTACACCACCTAGTACGAGAAATATTATTTATGCCGCTGCAAATCAAACCGGCGGAAGTAATGCTAACGGGTACATGGCGGGGTTAAGGATTGTAAACGGCACTGATGTGTATGGCGTAAGCAATACGTCAATAACTGTTCCAACTTCACCGCCGACAAATATCACCAATACCAAACTACTGCTCAACATGACCAACGCAGGGATCTTTGACAACGCCCAGATGAACGATCTGGAAACGGTCGGAAATGCTCAAGTCAGCACCAGCGTGGTGAAGTACGGCACGGGGTCGATGGCGTTTGATGGCAGCGGAGATTATCTGGTAGGAAGAACAACGGACCTGTTGTCGTTTAACACGGGCGACTTTACGGTTGAGATGTGGGTTTATCCTAATTCGGTAGCCGGTAACATTGTGTTAATCGATACTAGGTCATCAGGAACAGATTCTGGATGGGCTTTTTATATCAACTCTTCCAGCAAGCTGGCTCTTTTTACAAGCAATGCTGACCGAATAACGGCAGGGTCCGCATTAAGTGCAAGCACTTGGACGCATGTTGTTTTAGCCAGATCAGGTAGTACCCTTGCTATTTATATGAATGGTGTGCAGTCTGCAACGGCTACCTACTCAACAACAATGACTTGCCCCGGCAGGATTTCCATTGCGTCCGGCTTTGATAACGCCGCCCCATTAAATGGCTACATCGATGACCTGCGAATCACTAAAGGCGTGGCCCGTTACATCTCTAATTTCACGCCACCGATAGCTCGGATGCCAAACCAATAAGGAACCAAGAATGACTCAAAGGTATATTGGTGGACTGATCTACAACCCTCCGGGCGGGTACTCAGGGTACTTTAACGGGTCAAGTAGCTATTTAAGTGCGCCGGATAATGCTGCTTGGTACTTCACGGGAGATTTCACAGTTGAGTGCTGGGCGTATTGGAACAACACCTCATCATCAGAAGCTAATGTTTTAGCCCAACACAGGCCAGCAAGTGCTGCTAACCAAGCAATTAATTTTTATTCTGACACCACTACACTGTATTTTGTATACAGTTCTAGCAATGTATCAACAACCATTGCCGCAGGGCAGTGGTATCACCTTGCCATGTCTTGTACAAGCGGCACAGCAAGTTGTTATGTAAATGGCGTAAGAATTAACACGTTTTCAATGCCTTCTCGCATTGATTCAGCAGACCCTTTCACAATTGGTGCAAGAACGGGCAGTGGTGGATCAGGTGCTACAGGATACTTCCCCGGCTACATCTCTAATGTTCGTGTAATAAACGGGACTGGGATTTATTCAGGAAGCAGCATTACAGTACCCACTGGTGCTTTGCAAAACATCACAAACACAAAACTGCTTACTTGTCAGTCTGCGACGTTTATTGATAACAGCAGCAGCCCGTTTACCATAACGAATAACAGCGCAACGGTCAGCACCCAGAATCCTTTCCCGCTCACGACGCTACCCAACCCTGCACAGGGAGGTGCTGGCAATGGCATCTTCAGCATGAGCCAGTATCAATCGTTAAAGCAGCAAAACCTCTGGCCTGCGATTGATCCGTACTTTGAGAACACCACGCTCTTGCTGCACGGCAACGGCACCAACGGTGGTCAAAACAATACGTTCCTAGACTCCTCAAGCAACAACTTCACGATCACCCGCAACGGCAACACGACCCAAGGCACATTCACGCCGTATGGGTCGAATTGGTCGAATTATTTTGATAGCAATAGCAATTATCTGACTGCACCAAACAATGCGGCGTTTGGATTTGGTACAGGTGCTTAT